CTCAACGAAGAGAGAGAGAAACGTTGCCGCCATCACCGCAAGCACCGTAAACCCGACGCTCATGACAAGATGGAAGCAAAAATTGCGCAAGCGATGAGGCGATTCGATCGGCTTAAGCGCAGACAGCCAGTACGCAAGAGGCCCCAAGGCAAACAGCGTCGACCACTCGACCGCGGCCCAGCGAATATAGTCTGTGGGAGCCCAGACGTGACGGTGCAAATAGACATCAAAAATGTACCATAAGAGCGCGAACACGCCGCATGCGATCATCCACAACGCCACATAAGCGAGCGCACGCATAAAAATTTCGGGCGGATGCACCCTGTCTGCACACATGAACAATTCCAAATCCGAGAATGCGTGGGCATGCTACGCGTACGATCGGAAATTCGAAAGAAATCGCGGAACGAATTGCGATTTGTCGACTTGCAGCTACGATTCGTCTCATCTTCGGGCGCAAGATTCGTCGTTGCACATAGGAGAATCTGCGCGAGCAACTCTTGAGCAAGTAAGCAACACACGACGAAGATGCGCGATTATACGGACTGCTCGGCGCCGGTCTTTTCATCGCGTCAGTTGTTGCTGTTGAAATACTTCAGCCGTGGCGTTCGACGTCACCGTGGCTTGGCGCCATGAACGCCTTTCTAGTTGGCCTAGCGGCCGGTGAAATATCTCGGGCCTTTCGTGGCGGCTCTAGGAACGAGCCAGTCTAGCCGTTTCCCAAAACACCAAGCGGGCGGCGAGGACGCTCAGCTTCGCCGGTGCGCTTTGCCCTATCGTTGATAACACAATCCGGATCGAGGGTACCGGAACAGGCCAACCAAGTCAGGCAAGTGGCGCGAGGTTGCGCCGAACGCTGCGGCTAAGTCTGCCCTGCGCCGCCTCGGAGACGATAGAATATCGCCATGTAGCAAGGATGCTCCGACTCGCGCGTTTGCGGGTGCGGCGAAGAAGGTAGGTATCCGCGGGAATCTACACATCCTCCGTCATACGTTTTGCTCGCATCTCCTGATGCATCGGGTGTCGCTGCGAACTGCCCAGGCCCTAGCCGGCCATTCGAACTTTGCGATTACCGAGCAGTATGCGCACTTTGCAACGCAGGACAAGACAGAAGTGGCAGATAAGATACGGCTGTAGAACTAGCGCAAAACCAGCACAGCAGTATACTTGAAAATATTTTAACTCGTTGTTTTGTAAAACAAGGCCCCGTAGCTCAGCTGGATAGAGCGTCCCCCTCCTAAGGGAATATCTCGCTCACCACGCATATATAAATCAATAAGTTACGTTTTCTACCATGCACTAAATCGCACGGTTTTGGTCACAAATGGTCACAGTGCCAAAATCTGCAAGTGAATCCCTGTCGCAACCCCTGCGACCTACCCCGCTACACTGCCGGCATGCGCGGCGACAAGACAGCGATTGAGCAGTTGACTTACGGTCCCATCGGGATGAGCGTCACCTGGGGTGCATGGCTCGATGGCAAGCAAATCACGCAAATGAACGGATGCCCCGGAGGCTATGCCGTTCGTTGGCTTTGGCTGGATTGGCAAGACCCGCATGCCACGACAATACATGCTGACCGAGACGCCGCGATCGAGTACATCCGGCTATGGGTCAGCGGCTTGGATATTGATCCTGGCGACATCGAAGGCTGCGAACTTAGCTCGCTCGACGATTTGCCAGCGGCCTGATTTCCCTACGTAGCGACGCATGCAGCTGGCACATGGAGATCGGACCAAACCGCTATGGTCCGTTCAAGGCTTACATCGGAGCACGAAGATACGCGTACAAATGGTATAGCGGCCTGGACATCGTGCCGCTCGAAGAAATAGCATTATCGAGGAAGTAGAGCTCGCCCACCCTAGGCATTTTCGGCCTGCCCACACTCAATTTTTGAGGGATACAGGTTTGCCAGCTCGAGCAACCGAGTGCCCTATATGGTCGCGAGAGTTTGATGCGCCGGATCAGTGACCAATTCCACTGTAATCCGCCACCTTGCTTCGGAACGGCTCCATTCCCCGTCGCCCTTACGCCAGGCCATGCGCACGACATATTTTCCTTCGGTCGGCGGCAGCACGAACCCCGTCTGCTTGATACGCGCGGTGCCGCTTTCAGCGACATCAACAGTATGTTCTGTTCCTGTCGCGACAAGGTTTTCGTCTGTCGACCAAATTTCGAGGCGGAATGTCGTCTTCCCCTTGTCCTCGTCGTCAAATTCCCAGTACGAATGGGTCTCGAGCTGCATGCGCTCGTTAAGTTTCAGAACGCGCAAACTCTCAACGACGTTTACAAACGTCCACATCCCTGATTCGGCGCTCAGAATCGATGAAACGCACAGCAAAACGGTATTACAACGGATACTCATAGAATTAATCGGCGTAACAAAATCGAACCGCATCACCGCGATTTCGCGCTGACGGCTGAGGAGGACGAGCCGCCGTAAGCATGCTGAAGGTACGCCCGATAGCTTGAAAAGTCATGGCCGTATCTGTAGCCACCCTCACAAATTGCTGCAAATCTGCGACTTCCCCGAAAAGCCGAGTACTTAACATTTCGTTCGCAAATGCTATCTCAGATACTTTTCCGCTAGATATTCGTTCGGAAACTACTTTTACAGCCTCTCTCTCCGAGCGATTCATTCGATACCAGAGCACATCAAGAACCGCCATGAGGTCGTCCTCACGATCTTCGTTCGCGTCCCTGCGCGCTAGGAACACTTGCGCAAGGGTCTGGAAATATTCAGTCGATATGGACATGAGTCCATCGCTCCCGCGTTGCGTGAATCGCTCGTTCGTATGCCAAAAATGGGCATGATTGCCGCGGCGCGATCACAAAATGGTATGGATCTGTGCCATTAAGATCATCTAGGTAGGCTTCAAGTTCCTCACCCAAGTGTTCTTCCTGAATGGAAAACACCGGATATGTACCTGTCCCACCTAGTGTTTTTGGTCGTCGATGATCAGGCAAGTGCCGTGGATTCTCAGCGGCAACTGACATTCCTCCTGATCGCGGTTTTACAACCCCATCAACAATTTCCACATCAGCCGGTTCAGCAACGCGCACGCCCAATAACGCGCCGGATTGCCCAATTCTTGGAAATTGATCGGCATCAGCGCGCATCGCGCGAAAATATCTCATTCCCCTTGCCTATCCCCTAGAAACACGCGTTCTAGGCACCACGGCGTGCCATCCTCCCAGGAATCTTGGCACAGCTTTTCGGGGAATGTCCATAGACCCTCTCTACTGTGCGCTCGCCCCTACCCCGACTTCTTCACGCAGTCGCGGTGCATCCTATCTCTGCACCGGAAGCAGCGCCGCGCGAGCGGACGGCATGGACGCTTAGCTTTGCCGGGGCACTCAAACGTATTGCGGTATGCTGAGTCCTTCGCGGCGGCGGCCGCTTATCTCAGGCGTTAGGCATCTATGGGCAGTCCGCAGGAAGAATCCTGGTGGCTCGACAGTAGCAACGATTCCGTTATGTGGGCGCGTCTTCGAGTGTTCACTGACGGGGGGGCTGAAGTCCTCGACCTTGACGGAAAGCGCCACCACTTTGCTTCAAAGCGAGACGCGGTGCTTTGGCTCCAAGAAGATGAATATTTGGCGTACCGAGACGCCATAGCAGAAGGGGAAATTCCAAGTACGGTTCTGCCGCCTGAGGCCTCAACTGAGGCTGAGCTTGTGCGCAAAATGGTTCTCCGCCTGCAGTCTGATGCCTAACTATTCGCTCAAGCGGACCGCTGCGATGGGTTGCGGTATCCTGACACTCCCGGCTTAGGAACGTCTTGGCTTCCCCGTTCGACCGCACAGCAGGACAGGTGCACTATGAATTCCCCATGGCTGACGTTCAGTGCTGCTCTGACTGTCGCGCTCGCTATTTACTACTTTCTCGGCCGGCTCAATTTGAGCAGTTGGGTACACGGGCTGCTCGGCGCCAGTCTCCTCATCGCATCGTTTTTCGCCATTAGTTATCTTCAACCTTGGCATGCGGTATCTCCGTGGCCAGGTTCCATCAATGCGTTTCTGGTGGGCTTGGCGGCCGGTGAGATATCTCGCGCCGTTCGTGGCAGTTCTAAGAATGAGGCCACGTAGTCATACGGTCTAGCAGGCGCTTTGCCGGTGCGCTCAATTGTATTGCGGTATGCTGGCGTTCCTCGCGGCAGCGGCCGCTTAGCTCAAGCGTTAGCTGCCATGAATAGCAATCAGCGCAGCCTGGAACTCCTTGAGAAGCATCTGGATCTGTTGCCGCTCGAGAAGCAAGGCATTGCGCGCTGGCTCTGTGAGGAATGGCGTGGTGGTGACAGCAAGCTACCCAGGCAGTTGCGTAATAGGGTCTGGAGGCATTTTAGCTATGACTTGTCACTCCCTAATGCACCTGACTGGCTGGTGCGAGAGCTATCCTTGAAGCTGCTAGCCGATAGCAAGATTGTGATCGCTCGTCGCAATCGCGTGGGTGCCAGCCGGCAGCTTCCGTCTGGCCCTCGTCGTCGGGGTGAGTCGCATCGCAGCTAACAATTCATTCAAGCCGACGCCGCTTCGCGGCGCGGCTCAATTCAGACGTTAGGTTGCATGGGTAGGCACTAATGAACTCACAAGCCATCCGAAGCACATTGACAAGCGCAATTTGGTTCTGGGAACGGGGTCGGATTTTTTACAATCTAGCGCTCTGCGCGGTGGTCTTGGGCATCTACACATTCAATTTGCCACATGCCAAACAGGTCTTGTCGCTCGATAGCCTGTTAACTCTGTTTGTGCTTGCTGTGCTCGCAAACGTGGCTTACTGCGCAGCTTATATCGTTGACATCGTGGCGCAATCTTCTGACTATCGTGCTGGTTGGCTCAAAACTCGTTGGGTCTTGCTCGTCGTTGGCATTTTGTTTGCCGCCGCCATCACGCAGTTCTGCGCTCGCGCAATATTTAGCATAGAAACTTAACTCTTCGTTCAAGCAGCCAAAAGGATATTTTGTTTTGGCGGTGCGTCTAGACATACTGAGTTACACCAGTAAGTGTGGGTGCCGTGTCCACAACTCGGCCATCTTGAACGAATACGCCTGCGCCGATTGCCCAAGTTTGTCCCGGAAGCGGTCGCGCGCAAATCGCGCCGCCGTCGGTCGTCGCCACCGTCAAGCTACCGTCCGCGTTGATCGAGGTGACGCTGCCCTTAATGTAGCGGGTCCCCGGTAGCGTTCCGGTCAACGCTCGCCAAAAATTCGCACGCGCGACTCCTTCGCCGCCGCCCGCGATTGCATTGCGGCCGCGCTCGCGTTGCACCGTTGCGTCGGTAATCAGAGCATCGACGATCTGCGGTAGCCGAGTAGTGCCGGCACGACCGTTTCGGATAATTGGCGAACTCACTCCAACCTGCTGCCCGCTGACGAGCACATAGTCGAAGATCGGATCAGCTGGGGGCGAATCGAGCTTGATGTCCTGCGCCACAACCAGCGCACTCGCACTGCCAGTATTGGACTGCATCTGCACATTGATTTGCACCGACGCCACCTGCCCCTTCCATCCGGAGGCAGCGACGAACTGTACGAGGTGAAGCGGCGAGATCAGGCCCGGCATATCCGTTGCCGTTGCCGGCCAGAGGGGAAGCCCTGCGATTTGATATGTCGCCGTGCCGCTCGTTTGGTCGACCGCGGTGAGCTGCGGCGTGAAGTCATCCAGCACGGTCTTGTCCGGCGACGTCGACGCCCAGTCCCATGGGTTTGTCGGCCAACGCGGCCGGATCTGCAGGACATCGTTGAACGGATGCGACTGAACGATCGCGCCCGCGGCAGAGGCTATTCTTTGGATTGCGCCGATCGGCGTTTGTTGCTGATAGGTCCATGTTCCACCCGGCACGAGCCAGTCGGTCGTACCGTAGTCCAGCGTGAAACCGCTGAACTGCAGTTCGTCGTTCATGAGCTGTTGTGCGGTTTTCTGTGCCGCCTGCGCGTAGTCGCGCGGCATCCGATAGGGCGCGTTGAGCAGCATCGTGCGGCTGTGGCCGGTCATAGTCACAACGTCGGCCGGGAACTTCGATTGCGTTTGCCAGGATTCGATGATCGCCGTCCAGATGTAGCCGTTGACGTTGACCTCGATGCTCTGCGGGCCGTTCGAGTCGGGCAACAGGTATGGCCTTGAGCGCAGGATCCGCGAGCGTGATGCTGACGGACCAAGCCACGTCGTCGACGCTTGACGCGAGCGTGATCGCGGAAACAGGAATGGGTGTGCGCTCGGGCAGACGCACCACGGCGGCAGAATTGAGCACGATGTATCTCCGGCGGCCGAGCGAAGCCGCATAGCAGGCAAAGGGGCCGATCGGCAGATAGAGCTGATCGCCTTTCGGCGGCGAATAAAGGCATTGGATCGGGAGCGCGAGTCGATCACCGCGCGGCGGTACGTAGTACGGCGCTGGCGGCACAACGGGCGGCACATCGATGCCCGGCGAGTGCGGCAGCCATGGCACGCGCGGCGCGTAGCCCCACGGCATGCATGTCCGCAGCGGCGTGCGCTGTCGCAGAGTCCAGGTCGAAGCCGCACTAGCCGCCGCGCGCGGCCGCACGAGGGATAGCGCGGACAGCTGACTTCCCACCGTCGGGCGCGCGATCCAGGACGCAGTTGTATCGGTACTCGGGAATTGGCGCGCGAGTTGCCACGCACTGGACGCCGCTGCGGCGATACGCACGTCCCTATTCCACGATGTTGCTCGTTCTACGGCTTCCCGAGGGCGCATACCCCAGATCGACCGCATGCCCGCCGCGACGCGCGCATCGCGCGCCCAAGGCATCAATGTCGAGATTGAGCAGCGCGCGGCTGTCTCCCAAGTCATCGATGGCTCCGCATTCGCTCGATCACGCATCGACCAGCCCGAGGCGAGTTCGATCGGCAGGCGCGACGTCGGCTGATACGGCATCTTTGTCTCGGTCGCGATGTAGCGCATCACAGGCGGCAACAATGCGATGGTCAAGGTCACCGTCGCCGTCGCCGTCGCCGTGCCGGCCGCGTTGCTCAAATCGTACGTAAACGAATCCGGCCCGGAATAGCCCGATGTCGGCGTATAGGAGAAGCTCCCATCCGAGTGGAGCGAGAGGATGCCGTGGATCGGCGCCGAATGGAGCGCGAGCGTAGCGCCGGCCGGCACATCGTTAGCGAGTACGCCCGGTGCCGGCACATTCAACGTGGTGCCCGCGAACAACGCGTAGGAGTCCGCGCGCGCGATCGGCAAGCCTGCGCCAGAATCGAAGTCGGCGAGCGGAAATGAAAGTTCGTTGCCTGTCGGCGCGGTGTAGCTGCGAGAGAACGGAAACGCCAGTTTGTCGCCGCCGGGAGGCGTGTAGGCCATCGCTCAGCTCGAGTACGGGACCGGGGTGATACGCGCGAGAATCTAATCGTTGTAGATGCGCTGATCGTCGCGCGCGATCGCCATGTATTCGCGACCCACGATGAGGCCATCGAACGCAGCGATACCGTCGATCGTCGACATGGTGCTTCGTACCCAGGCGCGCGATGCGTACTCGAAGAGATCGACCGTACGCTGCGCCGGCGCGCCATTGACGGTGACCGCCAACAACTCGCCGCCGACTAACCCCGGCGCGAGCAGAAAGCCGCGCGAGGGATCGCGCGGAGTCTGGGGAACCGGTGCGAGCTGTGCAAACGAATAGCCGCGGACGCGAACGTATGGCGACGGCGCCGAAGCCAGCGTGAGGAATTCGTTGGCCATGGTCTACCAGCTCAGCGATTGTTCTATGAGCACACCGCCGTGGGCTTTGCTGGAAGAACCCTTGTAGAGCGAGAACAGCGAGAGATTGCTGCCGCCCGGAAAGGCAAAGCTCGTGTTCTCGTTGTAGGCGGAATGCCCCGTCGACGAATCGAAATCGATCCCGCAATGAAACAGCGGAATGCTGATTCCGCGGAGCTTGCCCCGGACGACGTTGTTTCTCACCACGAGTGCCGGCATCACGTAGTTGTTTGCGCCGTTCAGTGACGGCGTGATCGGGTAGCCGTCGTCGCCGAAGATCGCGCCGTTTGCCGCAGTGATACCGAGCAAGCTGTGCGGCGAATAGCCTGACACGATGCCCGTATATTCGCGGCCAAGCGATAACCCGATGTCCGACGTCGACGTAAAACCGCCGTTGGCGAAAATTGGCTGAAAAGACCCCATCGGTCCGAGACAAAAATATCGGTACGCATCCGCAGTCGAGAACGAGGCAATATCGCCAGCGCCGGCCGTGAACGGATATATGTTGACGGCCGCTGCGGAATCGGGCTGCGCAATGCTGAAATAGAACGTCAACTCGTCCGCACATACATGCCACGTCGATGGCTTCGCCGTGGCAGCCGGCAAGCGATAGGCGAGATAGGAATTCGTCGGATTGGTCCCATCCGTCAGGCTCGACATGGACTGATAGACGGTGAGCTTTACAGGACCTGCCGATGAGGTGCCCGTTTCGTCGATCTGCACATAGCAGCCCGTGCCACCCGCGGCCGTCGAATTTTGGAAGACAGCAATGTTCCCGGAAGCCGCAAACGGCTCCGTCCATCCCGCCCCTGTTTTCGCGCTTCCACCGCTGCCATAGCCCGCGACGAGACAGGCGCGCAGAACCGCCGCGTAGCTGCCCTGCGTGCTGTTGATCGGCGGCGCGCCCGCGTCGCTGGATATGTAGTACCGCGTCGTCGTCATGTGGTTTTGCCTCCGCCGTAAACCTGGAATCGAATCTGATCGGTCGTCACCGTGATCGCCCCCTGCTGCGTGCAGCGCAGCAGCCATGTCGGATGCGTAGCGCTGATAGTGTTGAATCTGTAGATGTTGCCGGCTGCCCAGCCGCTGCCCCAGCCGCCTTGCTTGACTGTGAAATATGGCTTGCCGGAGACCGGGTTGTTCGGTGCGATATCGGCTGTAATCGGGAACTGGCCGAGATTGCCGGCGATCTCGCCGATGACGGACACCGAATTGACTGAGTAGAACTGGAACGCCCAGCGGTCTTGCGTCAATGAATCGTCCGCGACCTGGACCGGGTAGACGACCGAGTTGTATTGGGCGGTCGTGCCGGGTCCGACAGGTGCATCCTTGAACGTTCCGTCCCAGGTCTGTTGGGTGAAGGGATTCGTCACGCGCGCCTGCAGATCTCCGTAGTAGAGGCACGACGAGACGTAGCTGTCGCCGGCGCTGAACGCATGCGTCAACGGCGATTGGAGAGTGATCTCGCCGGTGATCTGCACGTCGGCCGCTGTATAGATATCTTCGATGCGGTGTCGGATCTGCACCGGCAGCGTGAACGCGCTCAAGTCGAGAGGATTCGCCCAGGTGACTGTGCCCGCGTCGAGGTCTGCCGTGTACCAGACGGGCAGAATGTCTTTCGGCGGATTCGACGAATCCGTGAGCGTCGCGAACGAAATTCGCGGGCGCCCGAGATTTGTCACCGCGCCGGCCGTCGGCGTGATGCCTGTGGTCTGCGTGTTGTGCACAACGATAATCTGGCCCGGCCGATAGCACTGCACTTTGCCGTTGCTCGGCAATCGGACTGGGTCGAGGCCAATAATCGCGGCGGCGAGTGGCACCGACTTGTAGATGACGTAGTTCGCGAAGACCTGCGAAGGATCAACGAGCACGTAGAAGCTCAGCGAGATATACCCGTTATCCCAGTTCACCGACCCAGTGAAATCGCCGCTGATTACGCCATTGATGTTGGCCGACGCATTCAGCACGGTCCCGTCGAGCTTGACTGCCCGCACGGTGAAATTGGCCGGCTGCAGCGGCGCGCCACGCGCGTGGAACACCGTGCTCATGATGCCGGTGCGCACGTATTGCGTGAGCAGCGAAACACATGCGAACGAATTGCTCCCGCCGCCGGCGGCGGTGAAGATTGCGGTGTTGCTCGCATAGTCGTACGTGCCCGCGGCGACGCCGACGTTCGTGGTCGGATCGATATCGCGATAGAGCTGACCGTTCCTGTCGACGTAGGTTTTGCTGCGGAAGTTCAGCCGCACCGAGCCGGGAACGGCCGGCCCCACGGCACCCGTCGCCAGCGAAATCGATGTCGTTGCCGGCGTGAACTGCTCAGATGTCGCGTTGACCGCACCGGCGACGCCGTAGCCGATCGACAGCGGCTCGCCGTTCTTCGACCACTGCTGCGCAGACGTGGTCCAGCCCGTCAGCACGCCGTCCGAATAGATCGGCGTGTTTCCGATGAAGTTGACGATCGAGCAGAAATTGACCGCCCCGGTCGAATAATCCACCGTGTTCGTACCTGCGAGCGGCTGCGTCGGATCGGTGAGCTTCTTGAATCCGCCGCTGCCGTCGTCGACGAATTGCGCGACAAAGTACGTGGATGACGTCGAGGTGCCGCGCATCGTCAAGTTCACTGATCCCGGCAGCGGCACGTCCGGCAACGTGAACGCCATCTGATTCGCGCTGATCGACGGATTGACGTTGACGTATTTGTAGGTCGCGGGATCCCGGTACGAATAGCTGAGCGTGAAGGCCGCGTCCGGGAACTGTGCGGTCGACAGCGCGATGGCTCCCGTCCCGAAGTTCCAGGTTCCCGTCGCATCGCCGCTGATCGTTCCATCGGCCCCAACGGTCGCGCTCTTGGCGACGCCGGAACTGGCCCACGCGATCGTGATGCCCGTCGTCGCGGTTGGATAGTGCGCCAGCTGGTAGGTGTAGTTGGCCGTGCCGGCCGTGACGTCCGCATGCGAATCGCGCGTCGTCAGGCTGGTGCCCCAGTAGACAATCAAGGATGAGCCATTATCCGGGTATGTGCCGAGCGTGACTGCAAACGAGCCCGTCGTGTAGGTGATGGTACCTACGCCCTGCCCTTCGAGGCCGCTGATCGTGCCATCGCCGTTGTCGGTGAGGCGAATCCAACGGCCGAGCGCGAGATAGTCGATGATCACGCTGCCCGGGACAGGTGCAACCGGGATGTTGCCGATGAATGCGAGCTGGCGAACGCCGTTCGGCGTCGGGATCGCCATCGAGCGCGTCTGCTGTAGCACTCCGCCAGCAGGTGTGGCGATTGCCGAGAGTGTCCCGCTTGCGCCGCCCGTGTGCGTCAACGTGAAGCTGCCCGACACATAGTCCGCACTGCCCGACCAGGTGACATCCGCGGTGCAAACGAGATTGCCATTGCCGTCGTCGACAATAGTTGAGCCGCCGAAGCTGATACTCAGCGAGCGGCGCGTGAACGGCGTGCCGAAGAAGCGAGTGACCGAGGCACCCGCCGCGAGTACTGTCGAGACCGATATCGACAATGCATTCGCAGCCCCGCTCTGGCACATCGCGATGACGCCTTCGCCGGCGAGCACGTCGGTCAGCGGCGCCTCGGCCTGCGTCGTCGGCACCACGCGCACGAAGGGGCTGTCGATCTTGACGACCGTGTCGCCGATCGCCGCGGCGAGCTTCAACGGCTGGATTCCGTAGAAGGTGGACGAGTCGGAGACCTGCGTCGCGCGCACGATCGTCGGCGCATTAACGCTGCTCGTGTAGCGCTGCGGATCCGGCTGGCCGAGGAACGCATACTGAAGCGGCGTCGTGATCTGCAGGATGAGCACGTCTTTCGTGAACGTGCCCTGCGAGTCCTCGAACGTCAGAGTCTGGCGACTCAGGATCGAATCAATTTTGATGTACTGCTGGACATTCAGATAGCCGCTTGCTTCGACAGAGAGCAGCAGCACGTCACCGATGTTCGGCGTTGCGATGGTGCGATCGCGGCAATAGAGCTGGATCGTCTGCTGGCCGACGATGTGATTGCCATAGAGGACGAACTGCGTCTTGTTGCTCGGGATGCGGTAGTTCTGGACGTAGTTGGCGGCGTCGGCCTTTTGGTCCGAGTAGCTGCCGGTATCGAAGGCAACGACGGATTCGTTCGGATCCGCCGGCGGCGACGATAGGAAGGCGAACGCGCGCATATAGGTGTCGGTACCGGGCACGTCGACCTGCGCGTAGATCTTGCGCATCACGGTATGGCCTGTGACGCCGTCAAGCTCGGCTAGGTCGCCAAAGACGTTGTCGACGACGCCGTCGACGATCTCGACCGCTGACATTTGGCCGCCGCCGTCGTCGAAATCGGTCATGCGCTCGGACTGGCGCAACTTAATGTCTTGCGAAGTTATGGTCATCTGGACTCCAGAAATGCAAAACCCGGCCGAAGCCGGGTTCTCTGCGGGGTTGGAAGGACGGTCAAACCAGAATTAGATAGATCGTCACGTTGTAGTAGTCACTGTCCGATGGCGGGTCGTAGAACGTGATCGGCGCTGCCGTCACAGCAGCCTTACCGGCTCGACGAAACATCGCAGTGAAGCTGCGCCCATCGCTCAACACGACTGGATAGGTCGCGCCAGGGACATCCGCTAAGGCTTTCAGCGCATTGACCTGCGCTCGCGTCAGCGGGCCCCAGAACTGATCACCACTGCTCCCGCTCTGGAGAGTCATCGCCCTACCCGCCTGCTGAGCCGATGCCTGGATGATCAGCGCGCCGGTAATGCTGATGGTTTCGGTCTGCCCTACCAGATCGCTGCCTTGATCGAATTCGTCGATCCACTGCAGCTCGGTATCGAGGGTGACTGTGCCGATGGAGAAAGGCTGACTCATTATTAGTACCCCGCACTCCGTTGAGCGTTTCTGAGGCCGTTCATCACCACATCCAGAATGCGCTGTTGATCGCGTGGATCATTCAGATTGATGCCGCCGAGGTTGTTTCCGTTGAGTGTGATTTCGATTCGCGAAACCGTACCGCTCGAACCCGCCGATCCCGACGACTGCGAGGACGATGCTCCGCTATCGCCTGAGGATGAGGACGTCGATCCGCTGGACGAACCTGCGCCGGTTGAACTGGACGAATTGGCCGCGGCCTGCGCCTGCTTCTGCAGGTTCTGCATCTTGAGTTCGTGCAACTGATTCTCTTCTTGCACGGCCTGCTGATAACTCTGCGAGTTCAGAGTGTTCGCCGCTTCCGCTGCCGCCTTGAGATCGGCAAGCTGCTTCTGGTGCCGCTCGTCCTCAAGTGCCGTCTGGTTGCCCTGCTCCTGGAGCAGCGAATCATGGATGCCCTGGGCGAGAGATTCGTATTGCTGCTCGGCCGCCTTTGCGGCATCCGCGAGCTGCTGCGTGCGCTGGATGGCGCTGTCGAGGGCTTGTTGGAGTGGGCCAAGCTCCTGCTGGCCGAGCAAGGTGAACCCCGAGTTGCCGTCCTGCAGGGCCTGTCGTTGCGCTAATAATGCAGATAGCAGTTTGTCTGCACCTTGCCCGGCGATGCCGAAGTTCGTCTGCGCGGCGGTGCCGTACGTGTTGAGAAGACTGATCGTGGCCGCAAGCGATTCGCGCTGCCCATCGATCTTTGCTTGAGTCTGCTCTTGAACCGCTTCGAGCGTCTTAAAGTAAGACACGATCCCGGAGCCGGTATCCACCGCGTTACGCAAATCTCCCATGCTCTTGGTGAGGTCGGTTGTACCTTCCTTCACCAATCCAATGCTCGTCAACGCGTGATCAAGCGCGGCGGTGAACTCGTGGCCTGCAGCTTCGGATACGGCGCTGAACTGCGCGCCAGTATTTGCCATTATCTGACCAAGGCTTTGCGCCGCCCCCATCGCCCCGACCATCTCCGTCTCTGCACCTTCTGCGGTAGCGGCTTGTCGCTCAGTGGCGTCAGACGCCGAATCCATTGCGGCCGCCAGCGCTTTCTCGCGATCTGCCAAGGAGGCAGTCGTATCCTTCAATTTTGCTAGAGCAGCGTCGCACTCTGCCGCGCGTTTGGCGCCTTCTGCCATCTGATCCTGCTGCAGCTTCGCCCCTTCCTGAGCTTGGCGCACGCCTTCGAGGTAGTTACCGGCGGCTTCGCGGGCAGCAATACCGGATTTGTTCGATGCATCTATTAGACCTTGTAGGATATTCGTCAGGCCCAGTGCGGCGGCTTTCGATTCAAGCATCGCTTGTGTCGAATACCTCTCGCCTTCGGTTAGATTCTGCGTAGCCTCCAACTGTTTTCTTGCGTAATCGAGGAACGCATTGCGCACGTTTGCGATTCCTGCGGCGCTCCCATCGGACGTCGCTTCGATCAACTTGAAATGGTTGGCTGCTGTGTCGGCGGCTTCTGCCAAATCGCCCTGCAAAGTTATTTTCAATCCGGCCGCAGCTGCCTGAATTTTCTTAAACTCCTCTGAACCAGCCGCAACGCTTGCTTTCATTCCCAGCAATGACGGGTTGACGACGCCGCTTATAGCGTCATTACCAAAACTTCGAAGCTGCGCGCTGGCACTCTGAATCTGATCTCGTAACGCTTGGACAGCAGGCCCTGTAGTGATGCCCGCATGCTCCAAAACACCAAGCGCAGTCACTGCCTCATTTAGGCTCGCCTGGAAGCCTCGGATTCGCGATGTAGATGCTTGTGCGGAGTCTGCTGTCTTCGATATCGCGTCGCCAACCAACTTGCTTGCAGCCGCGGCGTGTTCTGATTGTTCGGCCGAGTCCTTGAGGCTCTTCGCATGCTCTTCGTGCTTCGGTGCGGCATCCTTTGCCTTCTCTCCTGCATCGAGGATTTTTTCCGTTAGGTCTCCGAGCGACTTGCCGACTTTCTCTGCGGCCTCATCTCCGGCATTCCAGTAGGCCGTGGCATTGTCAGCATATTGCTTCGCGAGATCATGGAACTCTTTCGCCTTTTGGGCAGCCGCGTCGCTGAAGTATCCAATCTTATCGAGCGCTGAAGCCAGACTCTCTACCACATGAGATGCGAGATAGCTTGTGGCGGAGGCAATCGAATCGAATACGGTCTTGATCGTGTTCCAGACCGCGCCCACGATGTTGCCGAGAATTCCGAAGCCCTTGCCTACAACTCCTACGCTCTCGGAAATCAGCGCGAATGACTCGCGCGCGCTATTGGCCCATTCAGAAATTTGTTTGCCGAAATCCTTCCAATCGATCGCGTGAGCAAACTGGTCGAACCATTTCACCGCGTCGGTGACAAAATCCTTCACGCCGTCCTTGAGCGTCTTGAATGTCTCGGACTTACCAACGTCCTTCAGTTCTTCATTGAGCTTCTTGAGTTCGCCCTCGACCGCCGGGAGCGACTCCTTGACCATATCCTCCGCCAGACTGTCGACGGTTCGCCCGATTCCCTTGAGAGCACCATCGAGCGTATCGCCGAGCAGCTTCGCCGTCTTGCTTGCGGAGCCTGCGGAGTCGTCCAGGATTTTCTGGAACTGCTGCAGCCCGGCGCCACCGCCCTGCTCAAGGGCTAGAACCGCCGCACGTCCTTTGACGCTAAGGTCTTCAAGCGCCTTGGTGCCTCGATCGCCGGCTCCGCGCAGACCATCCATTATCGAATTGAGCGAGGTTGTATCGATACCGAGGCCGACGAGGTCTTGCCGGAGCTTGCTCGTCGGCGTGCCAAGCGCGACGAACAACTCGCGTAGCCCCGCACTCGATTTCTGTGCGTCGAAGCCTTTGCTCGAAAGTTCCGCTAGCGCGCTCGCTACAGTGTCGAAGCCGATGCCAGCTTGTTTCGCTAGTGGGGCCACCTCTGCGGCGCCGCGCGCCAGGTCGGCAAGGTTGACGCCGGTTCGAGCAGCAATCGCCGCCGGCTTGTCGGCAACCTGCCCAGCCTGATCCGCATTGAGGCTAAACGCCTTGAGCGTGGTAGCGACGAGATCGGCCGACTCGTTGAAGTCGATCTGAGCAGCTTTGGCAAGCGTCAAGGTCGCCGGCAATGCCTTCGCCGCGGCGTCAGCATTCCCCAACTGCGCCGTGAGCCGCGTAAGTGTCTCGACTGCTACGTTGCCGGTTGTACCAACGGAATCGGCCGCCTTTTCAGCGGCTTCTTTCAGATGGTTGAACGACTCCTGATTCCCGTCGACAGCCGCTTTCAGCTTCGCGAGCGCGACTTCGCCAGACCGCGCTTCCTCCACGCCTTTCTCGAAGAAGCGGAATCCGGTGATCGTCGCCAGCGCGGAGGCAACGACTCCTGCAATGCCCGAGATTTCGAGAAGGTGCTTCCCGAATTCGATCGCTTTCTCTCCCCCGTCCTTCAGCGATTCAGCCGCCTTGGCAATTCCTTCCTTGAGTGACGCAAAGCTGATGCCACCACGATTGGCCTGGGCGGCGGTATCTGCCAGCTTCGACCCCGCCTCCTGTGCCTTCTTGCTCAACTCATCGTGGGCGACTCCAAGGTTCTTGGTATCGACGCCTTCTGCATTGAGAGCAGCCGAGGCAGTGGACACCCGGACGGCGAGCGCATCGTGTTGCGCGGTAAGGTCTTCAATGGACTTGTTCGCGGCGTCGAACTGCTTCGCGATCTCGGCACTGCTCTTGTCGGTCGCACTGAATGCGCTGTTGAGATTCGCGAGGCCGTCTCGGGCGGCGGCCAGCTTCTCGCTGACAGCGCTCAGACGGTCCTGCAGCGCCTGCAGACCTTCGATCTGATTGACCCGCTCCAGCAATCCGCCAAGTTCATCGGCGAGCTTCGTTAGCTCTGCGCCAGACTCGCCGCCCTGCTTCCCGGCTTTCGCCAGGGCATTGGTAAGTTGATCAAGCCCTTCCTGACCTTGCGTTTCGAGAACGAACTGGAGGATTTCTTGTTGGGTTGCCATTAGCGGTTCTTCAGTAGGTCGACGAGACGCGAAACTTCGTCGGAAAGGATGTTTCGGCCGAACTCAACGAGTTGCGGGTAAATGTCGCCGTGCTTGCGCTCGTAGACCGCGCGGGCCATCGCTGGCCCTTTCCGCACGACGATGGGAAGGCGGCCGACGAGCGCACCGGCCGACTGGATGACTTGACGTGACGAGTCGCGTCCTTGACCGACTTGCTGCGTCTTCGAGCGCGATGTCGGGATGCGCTGCCAGACTTCCTTGCTGCCCGGGCGCAGGAACGTATGTGGCAAGACGACTGCGCCTTGATCTCGCCAGATCGTCGCGACAACACCCGGTGATGTTCGGCCGCCCCAAGTCGGCTTGAACGCAGAGATCGGTGGTCGCTGGTCAGAGCCCGTCAACGTGATGGATTGCTCGTCCGCCTTGACGTCGAGATAGCCGCTGATCACGCGCGGAGGCAGGTTCAGAATCTTCTCGCTGATCTGCCGCGACGCCTCTGCACCCAATCGCCGCTTTAGCGTCGAGATCGCCCTGATCTTGACCTGCGAAATCTGCTTCTCGCTGAGATCGCGCGTGAACGAGGCAAGACGAATCAGCGCGTCGACGTTGATGTTGATGCTGCTCTTTGCCATTCGAACTCCGGAAATGAAAAGCCCCGCACTTGGCGGGGCTACGAGGTAGGAATACTTTGCATTCGGCGATTTTTGTCCATTATAATGGACAAATGACAACCATCATCAGCACCTCTGCTTTTGACGATTGGTTCAACTCGTTGCGTGACCGTGAGGCCAAACAACGTATCTCTGTTCGCATCCGAAGACTGGGCTCCGGCAATCCCGGTCAACATCGCACCCTCAAGGGCGGCGTATCCGAGATGAAGATCGACTACGGCCCCGGCTACAGGATCTATTACACCGAGCGCCTTGGAATCACATACATCCTGCTTTGTGGCGGCGATAAACGCACCCAAGACGCCGATATCGAAATCGCCGTTCGAATGGCGAAGGAGCTTTGACTATGAGCAAGATCAAGACACGCGTTTGGGATTCCGTCGAGCATCTACGCGACGAAACCGACATTCAGCTATATATCCAGGCCGCCCTAGAAGAAGCGCCGGATGACGCAGCCTTTCTTGCTAGCGTCCTCGGCGATGCAGCTCGTGCTCGCAATATCACCGAACTGGCGCGCGTTACTGGCATTGCCCGCGAGACGCTATACAAGACGCTTCGTGGCGAGGGAAATCCGACCATGACAACCGTCAGCAAACTTGCAAACGCTCTCGGCTTCCGCCTTAGCTTGGTCCCGGTAACGGATTCCAAGCCAACGCGCCCCGCACGGACCAACAAATCGAGCAAGGCTGCCTAGATACAAGCTCTAAGTCGCTGCAGCCTCGCAATCCCGATTTCAGATACCTCTATGCGGCGTCACCCGCGCCAGACGACCGTGAGGCCCGCTGCTCCAGCAAATACCTCAATTCCGCCACCTCGAATTCAGTCAAGGTCGAACTGCCATGAGCTAGCTGGTTCGGGTCGATACAGTCGGCTGGCAGGTGCCGACCGATCTCCCTGCGCCTTGTGAACTCCGGTTCTGCCTCACCCCGCACAACCAGTTGCATGTAAGGCGCTCCAGTCAGTCGCGCCTTCTTAGCTTTTCGTCCGTGCGCCAACATTTCCCGGCGCCGCTTTGCTTCCAACTCCTTCACTGCCCTGTCCCGGTAGAACTCCCACTCGCTCTCTTCGTTGTCGAAGCGGCTGTATTTCGCAGCCAATCCCCGAACTGCCGGGCTGAGGGCGTTCAAAACATGACGTTCGGGATGCAATATGTGAATGCGGGATGCCGCCGGCGTGCAGCTGTCGACTGACTTAGAAGCCACGTCCGTGCGGCGAAATTGCGATTGCGCACTGTTTGTAGTAAGGTTTTCCACGTTAGAAAACTCCTGGTAAGGGGGTTTTGTAATCAAGACCTCAAGCGTTGGCGCGCTTGGGGTCTTCTCGTTTTTGGGCCGTGCTGCTTTTTCGACAACTCGGCCCTTCGATTCGCATTCTCTACATTCCTCTGACTCTGCCTACTCCGAAAAACAGTAGGCCCCTCAACTTGCGATTTATTCCGATGCTTGGCAACGCTCAAATTCGGACCGCATCGGAATCTGATTTGCAGCATATCCAACTGTTCTGTCGGCTTACCAGTGGATAACTTGTGGGAAACTCGCTTGACTTGCCAAAAATATGCTTTGGGACGACCAAGTTAGACCATCTTGGTATACCGGGGCAGAACTGGATATCGTCGACCAAATAGCTTCATTGCCTTGAGTCTCACTAGCTGACACATTTCAAAATATTTTTCTCGTTAGGCCGCGCTCGCGAGCGTCTTCTGATTCCATGCCATAGCCATCGATTCGAGCGCCTTGGCCCGCTCCTCTCTCCCGACGCCACGAGCTAGCAACACCAGATTTTTTGCCTCCAGCTTGGCCAGAAGATCCAACGCAGTAAGAGGAAGTGCGTCGCGATCAAGGCCTCCCCACTCACCCGTGATGACACGATTTACTAGGCGCGCCTCATTTGCATAGTGGTAGCTCGCCGTGCTCTTTCCCTCTTCCTCGCGCACCAGCCGCAGCACATCGCACATGCCTTTATATGTGGCAGATGCTTCGTGACGGGCGCGTTTCCAATCCACTTGTCCGCGGAGCAGTTTGTCGATCTGCTCGTCGCACCAGACCGCGAATCGAACATCCAACCAGCGAGCGAACACCACACCTAGCTTGGGATGCATCCATGTGCCGCCACCGTTTTCCGGAGAGCCGGCTTTGGTCCTGACAAACCCCGTGCCCTTGGACAATCGGAGTAATTTTGCTTGGCTCGCCGGACGCTCGCCTTTCAACTGACTGATTTCGTTGAATTGTTCCAGAAAACCACTTTTGCCTTCGCTGTTGGCCAGAGCGGCTAAATACTCCGCTGTGTCCCGTTGTTCTAGCCAATCAACAGGCCGCTTACCGAACCTGGCGGCAGCACCAGTCGCGTTGAACCAACCATCGCCTGAAAACGTGATGTCAGTTCCCTGGAAGTCCGCGTGGATGATGTTGGTCATGCCGCCCCCCTTTCCTGATCTGATCGGTACTGTTCCACCGCTGCCTTGCCGGATAATCGAACGTGAACTTCTCTACCCTTCCTTTTTCTTCCATCGTAGGAATATGGTGGATCGCCTAGGCACATGGCGGGCCATCCGGAAGACAATCGTTGATCCAGTGTGCAGAAGTTGACGCCGTAATATTCCGCCCACTCGTGAAGTGACCTGACATCTCCTTGAATGGCCCAATAGACTTTCCCCGTTGGTATCTCAGATCGATCTAACGACCATTGACGACCGCGCAAATAGCTCACCCTATGGCCGATCCTGCCGCGACAACGCTCAACCATGTCTCGACTGTTGTCTGCGCCGCTTCCGAGGTAAAGATGATTGGGGTTGCAGCAGGATGGATTATCGCAGTGATGGCAAATGAATCTGCGCTTTGAGGACATGTCTCCCCCATGAGGAATCGGGCCGAAATGGAGTGCATACATGAGTCGATGCGCGATCACGCTCCGACCTTCGATGTACGCGTGACCATATCCGCAATAGTCCTTCGTTCCGTCCCAGTTCCAGCAATCATTTGCATCTTTGACGAGCCGGCCCATTAGTTTCACCAGCGCCAAATCTCGGTCCGCTGGCATTGGCATCATTGTTCCGGGCGACACTTTCTCCCGACTCATAATTTGATTCCTCAGTCCTTGGAGCTTTTTGTGTATCTTTGTGGCCTTTTGTGGATTTGTCAAGCACTTTGTTGCTTTCTGTGCACTTTGCCACGATCATTTGATTTATGGATAACGAATTTGGCGCGCGGCTGAAAAAGCTGCGCACGGACAGTGGCCTAACTGTGCGCGAGGTCGGCGAAGCAGTAGGCGTGGGATGGACACAGATTTCCCGTTACGAACGCGGTCTGGCGATGCCTCGGCCGAAATTGCTACTTGAGCTCTGCGCATACTTCAAAGTTACGCTTGAATTTCTTCGCGACGGGCTGACGGCCGAAGAAGAATGGCGACGCATGGAGGCCAGCGGCATCCGACTCGATGAGGAAGAAATGCAGTTGGAACTCGCCCCCGATGTATTTCGAATGATCCTCGAACGATCGATGGTCAGTAAACGCACATTTCGAGGAGAGGTCATTTATCTCCTCGAACAAGGTATCAAGCACGACATCGATCAGCTAAAAGATCAAAAGAAAAAGAAAACCCGGCGCTAGGCCGGGTTTTTCATTCTTGGATGGTTGTCAGAACGCCATCGTCAAAATAGAGATACCAACTCAAGCGCTCATTGCCGAACACCCATTGCTCGTGCGTTCCTCTTGCGTTCTCGGTCCGATTTACCTTGTGCGAGCCACACCACCTGAACGCGCGGTCCCAGCAGTCTTTTGACTCGATGACCTTCATCACCTCGGCTTGGGTCATTCCAATTCGAGGCTGCCATTCCTCCTGCTTTGGTTTGGGATCGGCAACCACTTTACTCGCGGTGCCTGCCGGGCACTTGTCCGCGAAGTAGCCGCCTTTCCCTGGTACTTCGCACCACTCCTTTGCGACAAGCGATGCGGAAGCCAGTGGGAGCAGCCAAATTAGCGATCTCGATACCTTTCTCATCGACATGTCTGCCTCTAACGATCGATCATGTCGAGCACGCCGGTCACGATGCCATTGAGATTGACATTGATCAGCGTCCAACTGCCGTTGCCTCGGTTGTACTGCCATTGCTCGCCGATCTTGACGCCGTACTCGTTATACCGAGGAATAACCTTCTCGGGATCCGCCGCATCTCTAAACTGAGAAACACGATCCCCGGCGCTCACAACCCTATTCCCGACCCTGACGTGCTCCATTGAAGAGTACGTGACTGCGAACAAATGATTGCTCTGCACCAAGAGTAATAGCGCGATCAAGCCAATCTTCATAAAGTCCCCCCGTCGGATTCCCGACCGCATCCTACTGCCGCCCCATTCCCGGTTCAATCCGGGGCCGACGGATCGACGTTTTCCTACACGCCGATCCGGCGTTTTCCTCTTGCTTCTGACTATGCCCCAATGACCGTCTGCGCGCTGCCCTGCGCGCGGATGAAGTCGGCGTCCGCTTGCCCGAAGGCGTCCTCGTCGCCGCGCTGATAGGTCTTGCTCTTGCCATCGGTGCCAACGTGACGATGAGGCTGCGTGAACCTCAGCCTGATCTTCTTCGCATCTGTGGCCTTCGCCGCTTCGACTTTCGCTTCGTCTGCCATGATCGCGTCCTCAGAAGCCATTCGGGATGGTGGTGATGTAGTTCACCGTAAGCGGCGCCGCACCAGCGACCGAGATTGGCGAGCCGGTAAGAGTCAGGTTCGCGAAGTTCTCGCTCATCAAATCCAGCGCGGTCGACGGCGCCATGACGGCCTTCGGCACGTCCACCTGGATGTACTTGCCATCCGCAAGGTTCTTGCCATCGAACACGATCTGCATGTTCAACTGCGTGAACTTCTCCGCCGCAATCGTCTTACCGGCGTAGGTTGCGTAGGTGTATCCGACCTTGATGCTGCCGACGGTGATTGCGCCTGCCGAATAGAAGATGATGAGACCGAGGCTGTAGTCCACATCGTAGTCGCTGCCCTCGACGTAGGTCGTGGTGCCACCGGTATTCGTTACACTCACCGCGGACATAAACCTCTTCCCTGGCGCGATGGGAACGTAAAGATCGAGCGCGGGCACGTTGAACGCTGCAGGTGCAACGGTTGCTCCGGTAACGGTCAGTGCTGTCAGATCGCCGCGGAAAATCTGCGCGATACCTTGCGCATCGATCGTGTCGAACGTCAGCGTCAACGCCGACGGCTTCGGAACATAGACTTGGTCGAGGATTCGACCGTAGGTCCCAATGCCCTTACTGATGCGCTGCTTCACTGTCGGCTGACCGGAGTTGTACTCGAATTTGACGGTGTTCTTGCTGACTCCATAGCCGATCGGCGTAAGGCCATCGGATGCCAGGAGACCGAATTTCAGATTGCCTTCGGCCAGAAAGCCGACGTCTTGGGTAGCACCCATGTTGAAACCTCCAAAAGGATAAATGGCCGTCTCGCGACGGTCTGATCGGCTGCCTCACGGCAGTCGGCTGGTTTCGGGTAGACCGAAATAGTTAGGTGCGCGGCAGATAGTTCGCCGTGCCGTTGAACTGGACCACGATGGCATCGAGCCCGTCGGGCCGTTTCAGAATCGTTGAATCGGTGAGTTTCGCATTTGCAATGCCCGTGATGGACGCCTGCGGCTTCGAGAACGCCGATTCGACATCGCCGACTATCTGGTGAGCCAATTGCTTGGCGTTGCTCAGAGAAGCTTTCACGGCCGCCTCGATCGTGAAGCTGATGGAACGCTGACGTCGATTCACATTCGGATCGGTCGAAAGCCGCGACGTGTTCACGTCGACCACGACAGGAATCTGGTCCTTGGTCGGAGTCACCGATTCCTCAAGCAACACCAGGTCGCCGATGTCGGTGAAGTACCCATTGACCTTGCGAATCAGCTGCAGTTGCGCCTGCACAGCCAGGGCAAGCTGCCAGGTGATCGGGTCAGTGCTAGCCATCGTTCAGCACCCATTGCTCGCTGGATTCGTCACACTGGCCTTGTACCGGCTTTTCGAGTGCCCACGTCTCGGAGCCGATTGACAGGGTCGCCCCGCGCTTCGGCCGGGGCACTTCGACGAGTTGGAAGGTCGCGACAGTGCGCTGTCCGATCACTTGGCCGATATCGCCGAGTTCTTGGATATCTCGCTCCAGAACGACAGTGCATGGGACCGTTCCTAGCTCGTCCTGATAAGTCGCCGCATCGGCCAAGCCGGCTCGCCGCAACGAAGCGAAGACAGCAGCATCAATACGAGCAATGGCCGCATTCGTCACAACACAACCCCATTGCGGACGAGCTGTTCGCGCAACCACTTCTGCTCATCACGCATGTCTTTGAGCAGATCGCGGATTTCTGTAAGCAGCGGGACGGGATCGGGAATCGATTCGTTCGCTAGCGGGAAGGAGACCGGCGTTTCCGCCGGTCGGTTGTGCTTGTGCTTGAACATCTTCATCAGGCCGCAGTGCCACGCTGCAGCATGAGCGGCTTCGTGCAGACGTATAGCGGGTAGCTGTAGATTTCCAGATCGACGAACATGTTGCGATCGTCGTCCGGAATCTGCAGCGCATAGAACGGCTGCCCCGGGGTGTTGACCCAATCGAACGATTCACCGGGAGACATGGCCTGCTTGAACACGCCCGGCGCGTTGACGGGGAAAAACTTGCACTTCCCGTTAGGCACAGCCACGGTGGTGTTGTCGTCCGTGCCGCGATAGTTCACGAACGTGATACCGCCGTAGACGAAGGTCTGGAAGGCCGTACCCGTACGCAACTCTGCTGCTTGGGCTTGGTTGAGGTACGTGGCGCGCGTTTCCGCGTTCCCGACGAGAGCGTCGAAGAAGGTGTCGTCACAAAGACCCATGACGTAGGACCGTCCATCGATCCATGCACCCTTCGATGCACGAGCCGTTGCGCGAACGATCGCGGCGCACTGACCGCGGATAGTTCCGTTTGCGGCGGTCGCAGAGGAAAACGAGAAGCTCACTTCTGCCGGTTGCGACACGCCAAACTCGGTATACCAGTTGCGGATCGTCGTTCCGTCAGCATCCTTCACGATGCCCTGGATCGCGCCGAGACGCATGTTCTCATGCGTTAGATTCTGGTCATTGCGCAGATTGGTGAGCTTGCGCAGCACCTCTTCTTGTACCTGCATGAGCTCGCTGTCGGACCCAAACGCACGGATGTTCTGAATCTCCGACGCGTTGAGCCGATCCTTGTTCGCGACGCGGACCGTCGGGAAGTAGCGCAGCGAGCGGCCGTTGTCAGTCCGAGCCGTTGCCGGTGCACCGCGTGGCGAGGTCTGAACCAGATTCAGAACATTGTCGCGCTGCTCGATCGCAAACGCTTCGGTACGGACCGGTACCGCCTCGAAGATATCGAGCGACTGCAAGAAGTTGGGGATGTACGGAACGTTATTGATTGCCTGCGTAAGTTCGAAGGTCGTAAACGCGTCGCCTTTGAAGACGTCAATCGAAGCCATGGTTTTTCTCCGTCAGATGGGATTTTTCGCCGTCACGGCGAGCGTGAAAATAGAAAGGCCCGACAAGCGGGCCTGGCAGGGGTTGGGATCAATGTGGGCTATCGAACGACGACCGCGTTGACTGCGAGCTGGCCGATGGCAGTCGTCTTCTGCGGACCGGTGATGCCGCCGGGCCACGTCAACTCGCCGCCAGTGACTTCGGCGTCACGGGTGACTGCGGTGGCGACCGCATCGGCCGAGGTCGCGTCGACAGACGCCCACAGGATGCCGGCAGCGATCTGACTGCCGTCGCTCGCGCCCGGAGCAAGGACAGTGAACTTGCCGGAAGCGGTGATCTTGCCGAGCACGGCGCCAGTGGCAAGAACACCAGCGCCGGATGCGATGACGATCTGATCGACTGAAATCTTGCTGCCATCGTAGTTTCCGGACAGCAAGAAGCCGCCGGCGTGGAGGGTTTCGTTCAAAACAGGCATGGCTTTCTCCGTCTAGTTGGGAATACGTCGCCTCGCGGCGAGAGAAGATGGAATTAGGCCGCTTTGGCCTTGGCTTTGTGGCGGTCGACGATGCGATCCCACGAACTCGCTCCCGCTGTTGGATCGCCTGGCGCGGCATGCGGAGCACCTTTGGAATCACGCTTCATCGCATCAACTGTGATGCCGCGATCCTTGATCGCCTTGGCCTGCACGACTGCGTAGTCCGCAATCGATGTGCCGGCCGCAACGGCTGCATCACGCTCGGCTTCGAAACCGGCAACATGCAGATCGTTGATCCCTTTAACGCGTTCGCGCTCCGCCGTCGCGCCCAGCTCACGGCCTTCTCTCAGGCCATCGGCTTTGCCGGATTCAACACCCTCTCTTCGAGCAGCCTCGATAGCTGCCGAATTGTCGGGGGCGGAAATCTTGATGTTCTCGGGTTTGTAGCCGGCGTTGAGCGCCGTGCGGTAGTCCGCATCGTTCGTGACGGTAATCGATTCGTTACTCATTGAATTAGACCTCGTTGTTTCAGTTTCGCTTTGGCAGCGAGTTGAGAAATGACCGATTCGAGCGACCCGAGCCGGTCAGCCATTCCAGCGTTCACGGCGTCTTTACCGACGAGCACGCCACCCTTGCCGAAATTCGATTTGACATAACCCACCGCGACACCTCGATTGCGCGCAACCTTCTCAAGGAAGGCTTCTTCCAGGGCGTCGACGACGGCCTGGAACTGCGCACGTCCCGCTTCGGTAGTGGGGTCTGGGCGCTTGTTCGGCGCGTTCGTGCTGACTATCTGATAGGTGCGGCGTCCTGACTTGGCATCGCGTTCGCTCGTATCCTCGATAGTCGAGACGACCCAATCGATCCCAGCAAAGCTGTGTCGTCTGCAACGACCGTGTCGGCGGCTGAGCCAATCCAATACGCTGTACTCGCCATCGTGCCACCGGCATAGGCGACGATCGGCTTTGTTCCGCGCGCCGAATGGATGACGTCGGACATCTCGTTGATTCCCCGCGCGTCGCCGCCCGGAGAATCGATGTTGAGCACGATTCCCGTCACGGTCGGGTCGTCGAGCGCGGTACGGATGTCGGTCGCGAGAACCTGCGTCGACGTCGCGCCGGAAATCTCCGTGAAGATGTTCGAGTACCGCATGATCGGCCCGGCGATCGGCACCACAGCAATTCCGTTTGCTCGTTTCTCAACGGTGCGCGTGTTGTCGAGTGGCTTGCCTTGCAATTGCGCCAGGGCCTCGTGACTGAAATCCCGCTCGCAGATCGCGAGGATCCGTTCGAGCGCATCGGGCAAGATCAGCCAGTGCTGAGCGCATGCCACATCGAAAGCGCGAATCATTCCTGCTGCTCCGGGTCTTCGGGGTTATCGGCTTCTGCCGGGTCGCTCGGCGTGACCGGTGTACCGTCTGGATTGTCGATTGGGGTGTAACGAACGACACCCGTCGGACGCAGTTCCCACGTTTGGTCGCGCTTGCGCTGATTGATCTCGCGAACCTGCTGGTCGTATACGGCGTCGCGAGACTCACCTGTCATCGCTGCGCATTCGATCGATTCGTTGCTGACACCGATCGCAATGCGCTTCTCGGCCGCCTGTGCTTCCTTGAGTTCATCCATCGCGCCGCGTGCTGGACCAATCCAGACGCACCGTGAATAAGCCCGTCGACGAATCGGGTCCGAATAGCCCGGCAAGCGAATGCGCCCCGTTGCGACCTCTTCGTCTAACCGCAACCCATAAATCGGATCGCAGAACTGCTGCACCGTGCGTGCGCGACGGCCTGTATAGAACCGCCATGCCTGCAACATGGCCGCGCGCGCTGCGGTATAGCTTCCGGCGTAGGTCAGCAGAATTTCATCGCTCGGCATTTCGAGTGATGCGCCCATCTGCTTGACCATGGCGACAAAGAACGGATCGAACTGCGCATTGGGTCGAGCAGGATTGGCGAAATTCGCCTTGTCACCGTTCGCCAATTCAATGACCGCGCCGTTGCCGAGCGCGACGTTCTGCGCCGGAACGGGCGGCACGAGCGTAGACTGATCCACTTGACCCGTCGCCGTCGGTCCAGCCGGCACGCCACCAAAGGCGCTGAGGGCATTACCGTTCGGATCGAGGACATCCTGTCCCTTCTCGATGAAGACCGTGAACATGGCCGAGATGACGGCGGCCATCAGTTCGTTGTCAGTCCATTTCGAGAGTTGCCGAAGCGGTTCAAGAATCGGAGCAAGAAACGGTGCGCCGCGGACCTGCCCCGGCCGTTCCTTATCGTTCCAGATGTGCATCACACGCCGGCGCCCGGTTTCCTCGCCAAATGCCGGGTGGAAAGTCCAGGTCGGCGGCTGCTGTGTGATCAGCGCATCGCCCGGGTGATTGCTGCGAATCCAGTAGCCGACCGGCGCGCCCAGATCGTCGAGTGCGACGCCGTTGATCAGCCCGGCGCGGTCCGGTTGCTGCTCGGGTGTTTCGAGCCGGTCCGCCTCGATCAGTTGCACCTTGAGCCCGGAGACGCCGCCCTGGCGCTCGACCCACGGCGTGAGCGCAATGCAGTCGCCGCTCAGCATCGCCGAGAAGACAGCGAGGCTCTGCAGGCCATAGAAGTCCAAGGTTGCTTCAGCATCGCATTCGAGCGCGTCTTCCGCCCAACGCTCCCAAGACGCCTGCAGTTGCGAGTTGAGGGCCTCCGCTTCGTCCGCAGTGATTCCCAACGTCACGTAATCCACGCTCGGACGGCAGATGAGTCCCGTCCCGACAATGTTTGTTCGCGCTCGAGTCATTGCCGCACGGGCGATCGGAAAGGCTCGAATTGCATCGCGAGAGCGTGCACGCAAGGTGCGCTGCTCGCTCAGATTCAAATCGCTTGTTCCACTCCCCAGCGCCGCAAACCACGAAGCCATGCTTCGCAGGACTCGCGACGCGCCAGGCCAACGCGTTTCGCGGAAGTTGGCACCGTCCCCAGTGGCCGTAGCTCCGATAGCGCCCGCATTCTCAAGCGACTTGAAGCGCAGACGCTCCAGTTCACGCTTGACGGCGATGCCGGGCGCGATGTGAGCAATCGCGCGATTGATCACGCTGGTCATAGCGGCGTCACGTAGGTGACACGCGCTCGACCGCCGCCGTTAGCCGCCGCATTCTCCATCGCAGCGAGCGAGCTATATCTCTGCTCAAGCGCCATCAGTTCGGTGAGATTGGCCTTCGTTAGCGACCTGTTGTTCAGGCGCACACTGACGCCGGTCGTGAGAATGTCGTCAATCGCCGCCTGGACGGTCGCCAGTCGTTCGGTATAGGTCGCCATGGGTCTCATTTGGCTGCCTCACGGCAGTCGTTACTGTTCAAAATACCTGCACACCAGTGGATCGAACTGTCGGCCTACTAACGATGCGCGCAGTCTGCGTGGTCACTGGCGAGCCTGCTGGACGCAGATTTGCCACGCCATGTACATGTGCGAGAAACGCTTGCATGGCCTCGCAATCAAGATAGTCGTGAGCCTTGTGACCGCCGATCCACATCACGCGGCCGGATGGCAATCGCAATTGCTGCTCGGCGACCAATTGCCGGTAGTAATCCTCTTGATCAGGCCACTCGCCTTGCGGTGTGTGCCACGCTCCGGGCTGATCCGGGCGCCAACTAAAGCGCGCCTGGACCCACCCCTTGAAATGCTTATCGTCGATCGTCCAAAGCTGCAGCTTGTGACGATCATTGACGCTGATCTCGTTGCTATTGAAGATCTTGCTCGGCTTGTCGCGGCCCTTGGTCGCATATGCGATTGCGCCATATTTCAGACACCACGAGTACACCTGATCGGTTCGAAAGCCTGAATCGACCGCGCAAGCCCGTAGGGGCATGCCATCCCACGTACGCAGCACGAACTGATCGAGCTTTTCCCACACGTCAGGTTTGTCGGTATCGCCTTCGCCGTAGATCTCACCCTTCTCAACGAGCCACGATTCGAACGACGGTCCCCAAGCTCGCACGACATAAACGAGGCGATTCTTTTGGACGTCGATCGTGCAGAAAAGAAGCTGCGCATCCTGCGGTACACGGCCATAGGCATATTCGATCGAGCAGCCTAACCTCACGTCCTCCCAAGCCGGCGCGTCGCCACGCAGCGCGTAGAGCTCGCCGAATCCGGTATTGAGTACGGCGCGAACACGATCCTGATCGCCACTACGCACCGCGCGCAGCCAAGCCGCAGCTCGCTGTCCGAACGAGACCCACGGCGAGCAGAGACCGGATACCCAGAAACTCTGGATGTCCGATTCCTCGACTTCGCCGGTCACTTCGCCGTTTTCATCGCCGAAGCCAAGCTGCCGATGCCAAGGACGTCCAGCCTGCGCCGGATCGTAGCCGACGACATCCTGCCCCCAGGCTAGGAACGTACCGCCCGCATTCATTGCGAACTTGTCGGCGTCCTCAATCTCCGCGCCGCACCGCTGGCATGTCAGTCGCGCCTCAAGTAGCGCGCGTCTTGGAGTGCTTCCTTCCGGCCAGCGAAGCAATTGGAACCGCGGCACGAAGAAGCGATGACAGTGTGGACATGGAATCGCCCACTCGAACCGCGTCCCTTCCTGCCATAGCGACCAGATCGCCGAAGCAATCGCATCGCCCGGCGCGACCTTCCAGTGATCGATTCCCGTGACAGGATGGCGCTCGATGTCGACGGTGCCTTCGGTCGGACTCGATCCGATGACAAGGCGCCCATCAATGAACGTTGCCGTTCGAGCTTCCGAAATCGACACGACATCGCCTTCGCCCGGAATCGCCTTCATGCGATCGATCTCGTCCAGGAGCACTGTATGCGCCGGTTGCGAGGCCAATTCAGTTGGCGAACCTGCCCACGCAAAGCGAAACAACACACCAGCAATCTGCTTCGCGAGTGTTTTTGCTTTCCTACCCTTCAACGTCTTCGCATCCAGCGAAGCGCTTTGCCGCAGCATCTCCGAGAACCTCGGTTCAATTACCGTGCTCACGTTCGACTTCGTTGGACCGACGAACAACATCGGCGCCGGATCGGTATCGAGCTTGTGCCCAGCGATGTTGAACATCGTCTCGGTCTTGGCGACCTGCGATCCTTCACAGAACACGACGCGACGAGCACGCGGGTTCACCGCTGCCCGACAGATCGCGATCGTCCACGGGGTCTTCGATGACTTCCACTTGCCGGGCTCAGCGCTTCCCTTAGGTAGGCGCCGGTTCGCATCAGCCCACGTATCAGGTGTTGTCTTCGGCGGCGCTTTCGCTATCGCCTGAGCTGCCCGGTACTCGATCGCCAGCGCCATCGAACTGCGCGGCGATGATCCCGAGAACTCCGGCGACAGCGTCGCGGACGTCATTGCATTCATCGATGAGCTTTGCGCGTACGAGCGCGGGGTCCTTCATGTTCGCGACGGTTGGCGCAACGCGGCCGGGGAACCCCGCCATCTGCCCTGCAACCTCACCAGCCAGCCTTCGCAACAATTCGCCGTGCATCGAGATCGAGACGAACTCGCCACGACGAACGGCGTTTTCGAATTCGGCCTTATCGGCCTGCGCTGCGGCCAAGCGCTCGCGATCATCCGAGACGGGCCTGCCGAAGCGGACGTTCTCGATCATCCAGCGAATCGCTTTCGCCGTATCGATCTCGACGGCCTCCCCTTTCTTTCCGCTGCGCTCGCATGGCATGCCGCGATCAAGGTAGTCCGCGACCTGACGCGGGCTGTAGCCCACGAGCTCAGCGAACTCACGGCGATTGACGATTGGCATGAATTGTTAAGAAAGGGAAACGAATTCGAACCGTCTATTCACACAAATTGCGGCTCTGCGTTCCCGCTGGGGTTCCGGTTGGCGGAAAGGACCCGTCCGAAAACTGAACAACCTCAACAACCTGAATGGCGTGACCGAAATGCGAACCGCTCACTGCTTGATCACTCCTGCTCGCTCTAACGCATCCAGACATCGTGCGCATAGTTGTCGCCGTGCGTCACAGGCTTCACCTTGCTTGATGTGCGTCTGCTGTAGCCAGACGAGATAGTCGTCATCCTTACGGCCGTTCCACTCCTGCGCGTCTGGGCATTTGTCGCGACACTGCTGCGGGCAACGGAACTCGACGGGCTTAGCGCGCGTTAGCGCGGAGCACGACGGCAGGATCAGCAGTAGCGCAAGTAAAGTCAGTCTGGATTGGAGGCGCATTGTTTTTGAGCGCTTCGTCTAGCGCGTTGAATTTGTCGAGGTATGGAGCGAGTGCCAGTGTTTCCTGCCTGACCTGCGCTTCCGTTGCGGTGGTCGCGGCATTCACGCGCGCCTCGCACTTCTGCTCGCCGAGCTCGCGCTCGTGCCATGCAAACGTGACCAGCGAGAGCACTACGAACAGTGCTGCCGCAGCGAGCAGCCAGATCTTGAGCGGCAGTTCTCCTGCCCACGCGGACAGTGCAGCGATCTTCTCAAGCATCAGTGCAGTGACCTCGTGTTGCGCTGTAAGTGAAGACGGCGAAGCTGTCTCGCCGTATCAAGTCGGCGCAGCAGCACCAAGTACACAGCAAGACCGACATCGATAATGACGTCCCACCATTTCGGCTCACCTGGTCCAATGTCGAACCAAATACCTACAAACGAACCTATTGCCACCATCGCAAACGCTATCGCGAGCAATGGTTGTCGACGACCGTCCATGACGCGAAGTTCATCACCGATCAACAGAGTGATCGAAATCAAAGCGATGACATCGACGAGATCGAGCATCGAGATGTGGATCATTGCGCACCTCCGTCCCCCTGATTGGGTTGGGATGCAGTTCCGCCGAGGTTACCGATGCGGTTCCTCACTGCGTTCTTTGCTGCCGGCAGAGCCGACATCGCGCACAGCCCGATGACAAAAGCGACGCCGTTCTCGACACCGGCTGATTTCAAACCGGTCCATTCTGCAATCATCGGCGTAATGGCAATCGCCGTGATTAGTCCCACAAACACCGCGAGAATTGCTTGAGTGCGCGATAAGTCCTTCACAAACGCCAGGGAGACAATGCCGCCAGCAAAGCCGAATACCGCAGTTCCCAGCTTGATCCCCAGCGTGCTCGATACAGGCTCACCCATGTTCTACGGCCTCAAGTGCGATGCGGTAGCTGTCAGGCCAGTCTTTTGGTCGCGGGACGCCCGGATTCTGAGCGCTTAGATAGAACGCCCAAGCAGCGTTTGCATCGCCGAGCGCCGGCAGCGGCTTTGAATCGGCCCAGCAGGTCAATCGGCACATTCCGAAGCCGAGAACATCATCGAATTCGAGCGCGTTCCAAACGTCGAACGCAGTTGGAGCAACGCCCCGTGCTTCGCAAAGCTGGAGTGCGAGGACGTGCGTCAGCGGATTACTGAGAACACACTGCAAGCCACCTCGCTCGTACTGCGTGAGGCCGCGCGCAGGTCCATTGCCGTATTGATGCCTCGTCCGTAGCTTTGTCTCCTGCCACGCTGTTGCCAGTAGTTGGACGCGCGCTTCTTGCGAATCCATTTTTCCCGGCAGCAAGTCCAGCGCAGGCACAATTGCCTGCGCCAGACAATCCGCTGGCGTGACAGGAAGATTGAGCACAGCTTAGCCTTCCGGCTTGGCCTCGGAGCCACCCGCAGCACCGACAGCGGCCGCGTCTTCGTGCGATTCCGGCGCAGGCGGTTCGGCCAGCGAAGGTGCCGGTGTGGGATTCAGAGCGGTGTCGATTGCAATCTTTGAAGCGTTCAGGCCGGCAGTAGCCGACTTCACGCCCTGATCGATCGCGCCAAGTTGATTCGCGAGAGTCGCCAGATCCGCATCGGTGACGACGCTGGCATTCAAAGTCGACAGCTTGTCGAGCGCGGCCTGGACATCCGTTCCGATGCCAGATACGGCCGTAGTGAGTTCGCCAAGATCGGTGGAAAGCTGAGAAACAATGGTTTCAACGTTGTCGAGCTTTGACATGATGGTCTCCAGAATTGAAAACGGTGAACGGAACAAGCGGCCGAAGAATCGGCACATGGGAATCTCCCAAAAAGGTCCTGCGGCAGTGAATGGGTAGCGATGAAGATCCGAATAGGCGAACCGGTGGCGTCTCACGACGGGAACGGCTTCTTGCTCTAACTGCCGCAGAAAAGGTGGCCCCGCGACCGGCTTAGCCAGTCAGCCGATGTCCGGGGAGCGCCGGATTCGTTCGGTTTTTTACGGGGCTTGAAAACGCAAAAGCCCGGGACTGGCCCGGGCTTGAAACTTCATTTGTCACGACTGCTATGCAGCCTTCAAACTGATCTGGCGTCCAATCGCCTGGTTTTGTCGAGCCAAAGCGCGCAACGCCTTCATGTGCACTGTATCCCAATGCCATCCGCTCGAGGCGACTTTATCCAGAACGCCCCTGCAGACGCGATGCAGAGTTTGCTTGTGCTCAGGAATTCTTGCATCGAACCGATACCATTCACCGTTCGAACGGAATTCCGCCAAGCCGCGATGTATCAGTTTCTCCGCGATCTTCGAGCTTTCGAGATACGGGAGGCGCACGCACCGAAACAGCTTGATCTCGATCGGGCTTGCATGCGATAGCGCCAAAAACCGTCGGTATGGGTCAGATGATCGCCCGACCTTCACGTGAATCGCGCCACCTGACTCCTCAGCGAAACCGAGATAGACGAAATGGCCGCGGAGCATTTCCCCATTCGAGTCGCGGTCGAGAACCGTCACTATGCCCATCCTCGTACACTATTTCCGATCGTGTAGCTACGCAAGCATTTTCATAGGCATCAGCTTCGGCAAGTACCGTTTGCGCGCCAGTTGCATCGCTGTTGACATCCATTGTTCGATGCGACGTGCCAACCTGATCGACAACGCTTTGATCTACCGTGACCTCCATACAATTCCTGTCCGCTTGTACGAATAGTTAAGCACTCGCGTTGCCGACATAGCTCAAGAACGGATTGAGGCTTGTGAACTTACTACACGCGGCCCTCAGCTCTGGCGCTGCGTTGTCCCAGAAAACGACGTGCACAGTAAAGCCATTTTCTACGAGGTCTTCTACGACCGGGCAGAAGTCTTTATCTCCTGCAACCAGCGTGATTTCGTCCGTGCCTTTCTTGATCTTGCCGGTATAGGCATCTTTCGTAATTTGATGCGCAATCGCAACATCCACTTTCTTTTCCTTCCCGGCGAAATTTTTGTCGTAAGTCTTTACTTCAAAACCCTTTCTTTCAACCATCTTCCAGAAGGAGTCACTGGGCGGCGGAGAACCCCATAGCTTCGCGCAGCCAATTTCCGCCTTGTCACCACATGCAAACTCATGAAGATGCCCATAATCAACGTTCCACGAACGATCAACCACATTGTTCCTCATGGCCTCAATGTACGATTCCGCACCGGGCATTTTCTTTGCCACAGCTGATGCTCGGCAGCCCTCAGCATACACATTTGAATTATCAACATAGGTGAAGTTCACTTGAAGAGTCCCCTTTTTTGTGCCAAAAAGTTCGAACTAAACGGCGGCTGTCCCTGGAAACATCAGCATACCGCAACCAATCACAGCGCTCAGCTTGAGCGGATGGCTAAGGAAGATCATCGATTGCCACATAGTCGCCTGATAGAGCAACTTGTGTACCAGCGCCAGGCGGAATGCTTGGTACGATAATTACGAGACGAAACCCTTCGGGCGCAGAAGAGGCGTGCTTTGAATATTCGTCACGCCATTGTTGCGGTGAATCAATAATGCGTTTTTCCGCTGCCTTAGATATTTGATAATAGGTACATTTTGGGCATTTAAAGAACTTTCTATTGCTGTAATCAACCCAGTAGAAGCTCGCTGGGCTGCTGCAAAGAGGGCATTCTTGTTCCTGTTCCAATTTCATAAAATCTCCAGAGGGGCGCCGGACCATCAATAGATGGGAATTGATGTTCGCTTATACATCATACGCCTCACCCCGGGCATCTTGGCTATGTATTCACGCAGACTCCGCCCTCACGGTGACGAGCGCACCGAGCAGGAAGGCTCGTCCGTACTGCACCGCCCGATAGTACGTCTGCCGGCTCATAGGAATGCCGACCTTGGCCAATGTGCGCAGCCGTTCATTCTCGGGCCAATGCTTAGGCGACAGATAGTAGGCGCGCAAGCACATGGCAGCCCGGAACGGAAGACTGACTGTGCCCGGCGTGCCGCGCATCTGAGCGAGCGTGCAGATCGCCTGCTCGACCTCATCGGCCGCGGTGCCGATCGGCGTGCCGGAATAGCCGCGCGCAGATGGCACGAAACCCCTATGGTCGATCAGGGACTGTAGGCAGTTCCGGGTCCGAGTCTGCGGCATGTCGCCGCCCTGCCCGTACTCCTTCGCCCACTGTTCCAGCCGGACATCTAACTGCGCTTCATTGATCACTCGATTCTCCCAACGTAGTTTCGTCCAGCTCAAATCTGATTCCAGGCGTATGCAGACAAAGTGGAAAGCAGCGCGACTTGCCGGTGCAGAACGACCTACCCCACGCATCCGCCGACTTGTCGCGGTTCAGGCAGCAGGCACAACCGCCACGCTGATTTATCTCTGCAACGATGCGCCTGCGCTGGCCGCGCTCCACGAAGCGCTCCGGTTTGGTGTAGACCGTCACACTTCACCTCTAAGTGCTAACGGCGCCGCGCTGTGCGCTCGGCATTCAATGGAACCTTCAGCCTTCGTCGCGATCCGTGAGATTGCCAACGCGCACCTTGTGCGCGACGACAACGACGGGGAAATCGTATGCGAGAGTTCTGGCGCAGAATTGCGAAGGAATTTGTCGACCTGATCAAGAATCTCGGTCTCTGTATCTCGTTCCTGTACATAGCCGGATACGTTCTGTACGGGAAGGGCCACATCTTCAATGAAGCCTCTACCGATCGCATGTTCTGGACGCTTTACTGGATCTCGTTCGTGATCGGCATGATCGTATTCTGGCTTTTTGCCGAGGCCGTATATGCTGAAATGCGAAACTCCCGCGCTGCGACCTGGGCTCCGACCACCTGGTGCATCATCATGGGCTGTGCTTTCTCTTTGGTTGTCTTCATCATGCACTTCACTGCAAACATAATTGACTTCGCTCACTCGCAGTCCACGGCGTGCGCCCATGTGAAGACCGAAGCGAGCAAGTAGTTGGTGCCACTGGCGAGCCACCATCATCATTGCGTATCCAACAGGCTCAGTTCGATCCAGCAGCCGGGCGCGTCCAACGCATCCAGCTCTTCGCCATCGAATTTGTATGCTTTCACGTAGTGACGCGATATCACGCCGCACCCCTTGGAATAATCTTGTCCGACGACAAGCGGTTCGATCTCGCTTTCTGGTCTGTTGACATCAGTGCTACCGATGCCGGTTTCCCGGCCCGGAGCCGCACCACACGTCGCGTCGTTTCGTTCGCTGCTTCCTGTTCCGTCATTCTGCCGATACGCCAAACTCTCGCTTCGTGGCATTGATGGCAGGCCGCCACCGTGCCGAAATGGAGCCCTTGCTTCGGATGGTGGGCCTCTACCGGCGGTGGTGCGTCGCAAAAAGCGCAGGCGACGCTCTTCACATCCGCAAGCCACTCGGCCTCGTCGTCGGTCAGCGGTCGGCTATTCTTCGATCTCACGCAGCGTCACGCTCATCCGCCACGAAACGGGCAAGGCATACGGTTGCTCCCCACCGTACCGGCTTACTCGATAGTCCTTGATCCCCCGGGTTATCTCCAATGTCGAATGCCATCCTGATGGCCTCGGTCGCCTGCGATCTCGTGAATTCCAAACTGCTACGGGACATGCGGATCAGACCGGGATTACCGTGGCCCGTGTTAACTCCAGGGACAATTCGCTCACCCAACACGCACGCTGCGATCAGATGCCGGAAGTCATCTTTGTCAAATCGGGCACCGTGCCAAAATCGAATTGCCTCGGCCAAATCGCCACAGGCCGCGTTGAGCAATTTCTGCTGATCGCGAGTCATACGATCACGCCCGGTTTCCTGCCAATCGGTGCGCTCAGCTGTCACGGCAATTCCTCGATCTCCACCAAGGTTTCTCCCTTACCGGGCTCCTGACGTACCTCAAGCGGCGCCACGATGCAGCACCGCGAGTCCTCCTGAATGACGCCCAGGCCGTCAGGATGCGTTTTTGATAGCGGCTGCAGAACGTCAAGCACCGCTTTGGCACTACTCGCCGCGTTGTCGTCATCGAGCCGTCGCCGACAACGGCGCGTGATCGTGATGCGGCAGCGCTGAATGGGTGGCGCGCCAACCTGATATCCACTGCCGTGCTCCAACAACGCAGCTTTGACGAGCCATGCCACCCGCTTGCGGAGACGAGTGCGCTTTCCCCAGTGCATGCGGAGTAGAACGTTCTGCCCGGGTAGTGCCTCAGGGATGGTGATTCGAATCATGCGAATCTTTCCAAAACCACCATACGGGGCTCCATGCAGGCTTCCGCAAGGCCATCGAACAGCAGCGCAAGTTCTGGAATATGCTCTTTTACCCACGCCCGATTCTCGGCTCGAGTCGCGATGTTCTTTCGCATCTGGTGCTCAGCCAGTTCGCGTAGAGAGTCAATCATTGATCGCTCTTCCTGAGTTGCCACCGAATCCGCGATATCGGCGCGCAGGAGCGCTTGGAGCGATTTGTGGCAATCCACCCGGCGCTGCGTCAAAGCGCTGGATATCGAAGCGAGTGCGCAACGGGACCATTCCCGTTCGACCGTTGCGCTGCTTCCTGATCAGTGCTTCGGCGAAGCCAGCATGGGGCGATTCGGTGTTGTAGTACTCATCGCGGTAGATGAACAGGATCACGTCGGCGTCCTGTTCAATCGCGCCCGACTCGCGCAGGTCACTCATCATCGGACGTTTGTCCGCGCGCTGCTCAAGCGAGCGGTTGAGCTGCGAGACAAGGACGATCGTTATTCCGAGCGCTTTGGCCGTCGCCTTCAGTTCTCGCGTTACCTCTTGCACCGCGAGGGCCATCGTTTGGGCTTCGGGCAGCCGCATGTGCTGCACGTAGTCCAACACGACGAGCCTAGTCCCGTGCTGCATGTTTGCCTGACGAATTCGCGCTAATGCGCTAGCCAAGTCGTAGACGTCATCGTCGAAGTACAGGGGTAAAGCGCCTATGTCGTCGCCTGCCGATACAATTCGAGGCCAGTGGTGATCTTCAATTTTTTTTGCGTCCCGCACGATGTCAAAGGGCACCTCCGAACGCGCCGAGATCATGCGAGTGACGCAAGCCGCGGTCTGCATTTCTAAGGTGACGACGTGTGCAGGAACGCCCGCTGCCGCTGCCGTATGCGCGAACTGCATCGCCAGCAGGCTCTTTCCCATACTGGGGCGCCCTGCCACCAAGACCAGCTCACCCACCTGGAATCCCGCGGTCATTTCATCGAGCATCGGGAAGCCGGTGGACACGCCGAGCAGATCGGAATCACGGTCGGTCTGCGCTTGCATCACCCGCAACACACCGCGCATAGCGGCCTTCGCGTCCTTGGTCGGCGCCGCTGACCCACCGACAACCGAGCCGAGGACTGCCTGAGCCTCTGCAAGCGAGTCCGGACCAGTTAGTGAGGCGATCTTTGTGCCCGCCTCTCGAACGCGACGGCCGATCGCGTGGTCCCGGACGATCTCCGCCCATGCCCGAATGTTTGCTGTGCTCGCCGTAGTGTTTGCCAGATCAATGACATAGCTCACACCACCCACAAGATCGGAAATCTTGTGCGACTCGAACCATTCGGCAAGGGTGATTGAGTCTGCGGAGCTACCCTCTCGAACAAGTTCGCTTATCGCGCCGAAAATGACCGAATGTCGGCGACTGGAAAAGTCGCGCTCCGTCACTACGTCCGCGATTGACCAGAACGCCTTGGCGTCAAGCATGCAGCCGCCAAGAACGTTCTGCTCCGCTATGGCAAAGTTGTTTTCGCGAGGCTTCATGCTGCGGCATCCGGCGCCATTGCGCGCTGCAGTTGCAGTCCTACTGTGGTGAGCTTGTACTCACCGCCCGGATCCACCCACCAAGCCTTCGCCCAATTGCCCTCTACCGAGTCCTGGAAAATTTTTGGCCAGCCTCTCGCAGAGTATTTTTTCTCGCTTTGCGAATACCGTCGTTGAAACCAATCCCATGCCAGTTTCAGGAACTCCGCAGGAATTCCCACTCGCTCCGCGTAGGCGAAGACGGCGTGATCCTCAGGAATCGCCATTGAGCCCTCTGGCAGCGAGCGCAGCCAGACACGAAACGCCACTTTGCTTGCGGGTTTTGCAGTCGGAGGGGCGGCGTCAGCCGCGCTTTCCCCTTCTTTTGGAATCGGAGACGGAGACGGAGACGGAAGCGGGGCATCCGGATCGCATTGCGGATTTGTGCGTGGCGCATGCGGTTCGGGTGCGGGTCGCATGCGGGTCGCATACTCCGGCATGCGTTCCGCAGCGCCATCGCGGCCATAGCGCTTGCAAAGCGCAGCCCATTTCGATGACTCGCTGCGATCTGTAGAGCCTGCAGCCCAGGGATTGTGTTCTGACCAATCATGGACCGAATAGTGCCCATCTGCGCCGTCGAGAAAGCGAACATCGAGTAATGCGGCGACGAGCGCGCCATCGTCGCCGCCCCAATTCGCCGCAAGCTCGATATCCTCCACTGTCATGCCGGAGAGATCACCGCTCGGTCGATTTTCGGCCACGAAGAGGAATAGACAGATCAACGCCCAACAGCCCTCTCCGCCAAGTCTCTTTCGGAGCTTCTTGGTCTTAGGGTGAGATGGAAGCGAAGTAGCAATGCGCGCGTCGGAACTCATTCGATTAGGCCCTTAGCCCCTTCGCGCGCTCCATACGCTCGATCTGTTTTGGCGAGCGCTGACTAACGGCAACGCAGTACGCATCCCATGCAGCCAACTTTTGGGGCAGCGAGAACTGGTGGTAATAGATGTTCGTGAACGCTACGTACAGCTTTTGGATTCGGCGCTCGTGGCGCCAATCGTTCAGTCGCTGGCGAAACGCGATGATGGCTTCTCTCATATGCTCGCCCTGAGGAATGGCATCGCTTCGTTCCGAATCACAAGGTCGTCCAGCGCACGCTCAAGCTGACGTGCGCAAGCTCTCGCCTCAGGCGAATCGATGGAATCAAGGAGGCGTGCAGCTTCGCGATTTCGCTGCACGAGAATTTCCAAGAGCCGCTGATCGTGTACGTTCATGCGGCTTCGGCCTTCAGAGCAAAGGCTTCCTCTGGCTCGTCTGAGCGTGCTAGCGGAACGCACCCCCATGTCACGTCACGCGCGGTACGTTTACCCTCCGATTGGTCCCGCACAACGCGATCGATGTCCAGCCAATCTTGCGGGTACAGACGGATATGATTGGGTAGCTGCTTGCCCCCGAGCTGCATGTATGCCCGGAGCCTGTCCGACTTCTCCAGCACCTGTCGGCTCGACTTCTTGAGCGAGTACGCCTCCAGCGCAATGCTGTTGACGACCTTCTTCGCTAAATTGTCTCTTGCCATCTTCGCCCTCCGTTTCGGCAACGATAGTGTGGTTTTCGCGTTTTCCAGGGGTCGAAAGTCCCCAATTACGTCGACGGTTTCTGGGGTTATGCGACAGGCCGCAGCGCTGGAGCTTTGGCGCTCGCCGTCAGTCGCGCGATAAGAGCGATCAGGACGGACTGCACTTGGTTGCCCGCAGCACAGATATGGCGAAGCTCGTTCTGCGTGATCACGCCATCGGCAACTGCGGAATGGATGGTCTCCATCAATCGCCCATTCGCGGCGTTCTCTTCGAGGGAGAGATTCAGCAATGAATCTGTCTGCACAGGTTCGAGCGGCACTATTGCGCAACCGTGATTTGCCGCGAGTGACCGCAAGATCTGTAGATCATTGGTTAGGGTCATCATCGAATCCGCCTCTGCCAACGTCAGGTGATGCGACGAGCAGTTCGGGTTGACCTTGTTTCGCAAGACTGCATCAGACATCGCCATCCGCGGCGCCAGCGCAACGCTTCCGCCCGGATAATCGTGCACAGTCTTGTAGGCAGCATCGCCGACGTTCATAGGATCTCCGAATGCACGTAGAAGTCAGTCTCTGCCCCAGCTACCGTGGCGGCAATGGACGAGTTGAAGAAAAACGCCGCGCGCAAATTCCACCGTGACCGAAAGGAGGTTGGTTGCGAGGATGTGCAGACGCGTGGCGCGGGAAAGAATTACGGTGCTACGGTGATAGGATTCCGACTTTTCTCGCCACTCACCCGCCACCGGAGCAAAAATGGACGTCTTAATGGAACTCGCCGCGACTTCCGAGCAAATCGCCAAGCAAATAGCCACGCTGGCAGCGAAATCGAGAGCCGAGGCGATCGTCATTCGAGCGCTCGCATACGCAGCACAGCACAACCCCGATTTCACCCGATACCTGATAGACGGCCTCGCACGGAAGGACGTGGAATATGTTCTACAGGGGATGCCAGACGAGAGCGTCACAAGCTTCGAGAATTCGCTCAAGGAGCTTCTCCCCGACCAATTCCATCAGCATGTTCTTCCGTCGCTGATCGGTTTGAAGCCAATGAACTGACCGCCAGAGCCGGCTGGCTCGGCATATGCTCGATTCCGAGCCGGAATCGAAGTGCCCTACAGAGGCGTACACGGATGCCCATCTCACGCGGCCTTCTTCTTCGGCGCCGAAAGCTCGGGCCAGATGTCGGGGCGCAGATCAGAGCGTGTTACTGCGCCGTTGGTCTCGCGCTCGATTGCCTGCGCCATAACCTTGCTGGCGCGCTTGCCACGCCATGCAATTGAAAGCTGCCATAGGTACTGGGCGCTTGTTCCAACCGCATCAGCAAGTTGATTGCGTTGTTCGGAATCGGATATGTAGTCGGCGAGCTTCATTCTCGCACCATACTAGCTTGGCTAGTATTTGTAAATAGCTTAGCTCGTGGCGGATAGAAGCCGCAGTTAGTAGCCTAGCTAGTTATGGGTAAACGAACTCTCAGCGATGAAGAACGCGCGATGGCCGCGACTATCAAGGCCGCAGTTGAGCGGTCTACGAAGTCTCAGGAGGCCATCGGAGTCGAAGTCGGCGTGACTCAGGGATCCATCTGGCAATGGATGGAAGGAAAAGAGCCGGTTTCCGCAAAACGCGCCCCAGCGCTCGCAGCCGCACTGGGAATTGATGATCCAGCCAAGATCAGTTCCGCCTATCGTGAGCTCAGGCCGAACAGGACCGAGGACGCCATCGCGATTTTCACTCCCGAACGACGCGCAGATGACAACGTGACTGCGGTTCACATCGCGGTTGAGAGTCTTGCGGTCGCTCTCTTGCGCCAGGTACCAGGCTCAGCAGAGGCATTCGCCGCTGACCTGGAGGCGATTTGTAGCGAGCGCCATTTCTCGCCGCACCATGCTCTTCTTGGCAGGCTCTTAGGTAGCGCTCGCACAATTCAGAGTATCGAGGCAGCGGAAGACAGAGTGCGGCGGCGCGCCGGTCCTGCTCGGCGCACCAAGCCCTGAACTTTGGATCGAATGGATCAAATTTCATGGTTTCCCCCTGGTGAGGGACATGAAATCAAAACAATCTCGCACAGCGTGAGATTCTATATAATCAATTAGTTATAGCGGAGCTCGCAACAGGCATTCGTGGAATTGCCGTTACCTCATTGAGCTTCCAAAGTTTCTATCCCAATGCCGGGGTAAAGTTCTAGTCATGCCTGGAAGCTATGGCGGCGAAGTTACTTGGGATATCGGCGGCGGCAATGAATGTAAGAGGAAACCTGGATGGATGAGCCGTTTAAGCGCCTCGATCGCGCAAAGTCGCAAGCATTTGTCCGCGATATCCTTGCCATCTACGCAAAATATGGACTGGCGATCTCCCACGAAGACGGGTCAGGATCATTTATCATCGACCGTGATGCAACTGATTTGCGCGCCAGGCTCTTGTTAGCGGCGAATGGAAGTGAGATTGACGCCGATAATGTGTTTAGCAATTCCGAGATGATGGAGGAGCCACTTCGATTGGCTCCAGTGGTGCGCACTTAGGGAAAGAACGTCTTGGAGGAGCTATGCACGATCCAACATCAGCCGAGAGCCCCGAGCCGAATGCGGGGAAGTAGCTTCGACCAGGTTCGCGATAAAGAAGTTGTAGAGACGGAATGCCGCTGAAAATTGCGACCTCAGTATCAGGGGATACGTGTGGCCCAAGACGCGCCCGACCAAACAAAGTACGAGTTTGACGTATTCATCTCTCATGCCTCGGAAGACAAGGAATCCATTGTCCGGCGCCTAGTCACCCTACTTGTCGGATACGGTTACCAAGTCTGGTACGACGAGTTTTCCCTTTCGCTTGGCGACTCTCTGCGCAGATCCATCGATGCCGGGCTAATAAAGAGTCGCTTTGGCGCCGTGGTTCTAAGCCACAGTTTCTTCAAGAAAAACTGGCCGCAATACGAACTGGATTCCCTCAATGCAATATCCATTGCAACGGGCGAAAAACGCATTCTGCCCATTTGGCACGAGATCACTTATCGAGAGATGGTGGGGTACTCGCCATATCTCGCGGACAAGGTAAGCATTCAAAGCAACGTAAGTGATGACGATCTACTCGTTGGCTTTATTAAGGCACTTGGGCCTCCACCGAACATCCTGCGTAAGCAATCAATCTCGGTGACATTCAACGGACATCGTATTCAAGTATGCCCGTGGTGCCTCTCGCCAATCACAACAAGTGGACAATATCTGGGGTACGGTGACAGCTATTGGGAGCAACACTGTCAGTCCTGCAGATGGGCTGACTCAGGCGTGAGCTAGGTTGAGAGCCGTGCGACTTACACTTTGCCAAGATGAAAAATAGTCCTGACCAGGAATCTCGCGGCTGGACGAATCACGACATCCTTCGAAGCGATGCGATTAAGTACGTCTTCGATTACATTCGGAACATTGGTATTAGCGGATCACTCATTGCGGGTGGCGACTATCTCCGCGAACATCCAGAGTTCTTTAAAGCCCCGGCGCCTCTGAATGACGCATTTGGGTGGACCATTGGGGGAATCGGACTCGCCCTACTCGTTCTGAACTACGCCCATGCCAGCTCGAAGGTCGATGACCTGAAGCTACCCAAGGTCATCTCCGTGCTCATCAACTTCCTAATAAACGTACTGTCGATGGTGGTCATGATTCTGATTGCGTTGAAGAAGTGAGATCCTAGACCGTCGAGGCTCAGTGATCGGCAAATATGAATGATCGATGGATTTAATTCCGACCCTCGTTAGCTCTATTGCCAGTAGCGCCTTAGTTGCCGGGCTGCTTGTCTGGCTATTCAAGTCGTGGATTAGCGAGCGACTAAAGAATGCTATCAAGGCAGAGTACGATCAGAAGCTGGAAACGCACAAGGCTCAGCTAAAGGCTCAGGCAGACGTCGAAATTGAGCGCCTTCGATCTCAACTAAGCATCGCCGCCACCGAACACCAGGTTCGATTCTCCAAGCTCCATGACAAGCAAGCGGATGTAGTAGTGCAGATATATACCTTGCTCGTCGAAGCCAATACCGCGGCGACGACATTTGTTTCAGCGTCCCAAGGAACTGATGAAGCAAGACAAGGACAGGCGCATGAAAATGCCATTACATCCCTGATTACCTTCGTCGATTTTTTTGAAAAGAACCGTATCTTTCTTCCAGAAAGAGTCTGCACTCAAATAGAAGAACTTGTGAATAGCATGGGGGACAAAATAACGAAAGTTAGAACCTACATGCACTATCGAAGCGAAGATCTTCCAGCCGCTGCCCTCGAGGTTAAAGAGCGTGCCTCGAATGACGCTTGGAGTTACTTTCAGGAAAAGTTTCCGGTTGCTCGATCTGCTCTAGAGCACCAATTGCGCATAATGCTTGGCTCGAAAGAATCCAAGAACTCGAAATCCGACAAAGCATAATCACTCGCACTGGGAGGCTCGGGACGAAGCCCGTGAGCGCTTACCTGGCGAGATCTCCTTGACTGGATTGGCACCACCTACCAACTAGCCGGCACCCGCCTGATACTTCTCCTCGGCTTGGGCCTGTATCCCCATATCTTCGATTTTCTCTATGACGTCGGATATATCACCGTCACCTGAAACATCCACTTCTGGACGGAACGTTGGGCCGTGACCGACAGGTCCTTCTTGCTTTGGCAGACCCATCGCCGCAACAAAGGCGGTCAGAACCCGCACGAAAGTCTCTTTCTCAGTCTGAGAGATCGGCTGTTCTGATTCCTGATGTTTCTTCCCGCTCGGCCCCGGAGGTCCTGGTGGTGGCGCCTTTGGGAGCGGCTTGAACTTCAGTTCCACCTTGTGGAGTTGCTTGGCGTCGCCGGCGAGCTTCGCATCGATGACGTAGAAATCAACCTCGGCTTCGCTTTTGATCACTAGCTCGAAATGCGTTTCGAGCTTGATCTCCTGAAGCTCCATGTATGGCTTGGTGTTGTCCTCTGCCGCCAGAAGCTCCCGCTTAACTTGTCGAATGAATTTGACGAGACTTATACCGCCCGGAGTTTTGCCAAGTTCCATTGCAGTGCCCCCTATTGGCCCTGTGGAAATGATGCTCCTACTAAAGCCACCGTTCAAGACGAGTTTGTCGGAAAAAAAAGGATTGCACTCCCCACCTTCACCTGCAATGCCAAAACCCCGCCACCGTTACCGCGATGGCAGGGCTGCGGTGCCACGGTCAGCCGCTTCACAAATGGCCGAGTCCAACTTTGAGGTATCCGTATGGAAAACTTGAAACTCAAAGCCATGGCGAAGCTCGGGAAGTCGAAAGCATAGTTCAAGCTATGCCTTCGCGAGGCGACTTCTAGGTCATCCTGCCCTTCTCAGTTTCTTCCATGCCACCTTGATTGCTATCCTCACTATGCCGGCGATTGGCCGGTAAATCGACACAGAAGGTGCAATCATGCTTCAACCTTTCAAGCTCCATATTCAATAGGCAAAGAGTAGGTCTATCTAGATCGAAATACCGTGGTGGATGGTGGCAATCGCCCTTGACCTATTGAGTCGAATGTAAGTCCGCTCCGGGACGCGCCACCTCCGTCCCGGAGCACAAATCCCCGAAGCCGCCGCATGGCGGCTTTTTCATACCCGCAATTCATGTAGGGCGGCGTTTGGTGCCGCGCTCGATAGAAAGTCACGAAATACTAGCACAGCTATTGACAACAAATAGCTTGGCTAGTATTGTTCTTCCCACGCCGAACTCAGCCGGCAGTGGAGAATCCGATGTACCTCAGTCAGACCCGCGTTCATCGCCCGGCGAATTTCGATGTCGCGCGCGAACAGGATTGCATTGCGATCCGCACTAACGACCGCGACGTCTACGTCTCACTGTCGTTTGACGAAGCCGAAGAGCTACGGGCGAAGCTACGCAGCGCGCTCACCAGTTCGCAGGCCGAGGCCGCACCATGAGCGTCCTCACCTACGACAACTACCGGAACGCCGAACGCATTCGCCGGTACGAGCACGCGCTTGCGGACACCAATCTGGATCGCTCAGACCTTCCGTTCCGCATCGTGCGTGGGATGGCATTCAAGAGAACTCTGCGCTCCGAATCAACGGCGCAGGTCGCCCTTGTCCATCCGAAATAGGACAAGCCGGCATGACTCTCGATCCAGTCACCGCCGACACCAACCGCTACGAGTGGGACTTGAACAGGTCCGACGCCCGCGCGACGGCGATCGATGCGCTCGAAGAGAAGTTCTGGTCCGACCACGGAGAGCGCCTATCGCTGCTCGAAGAAGTGGGGATGAGCGAGCGGGACAAGCTGATCGCCGCACTCACCGAATGCGACTACCGCAAGTTCGCAACGCTGATCCAGTCAGCCGCTCGCGAAGCATGCGAATCCGAGTTTGACGACCGAATCGAAACGCAGCGCTACAACGCCGCTGCGGGCAAACACGACTAGAGGAGCATCGCAGCGTGACCAGCCAAGCAAACGATGAACGGCTACATCTACGGCGACGTCGTGCCCTGGAATTCCACGAGCATTCCGGGAAGCGTAAACAGGTAGTTCAGGGTCAACTCGGTGAAGTGCGAAATATCGCGCGCATCTTTTTCGGACGTATCCAAGGGATCGTGCATGGCGTCATTGCGCAGCAACCTAACATGGTGCGCCCACGCACCGAGTTCCCTTGTAAGTCGTCCATCGCTCGTGAGTCGCTCTATTCGGGCGAACAGAGTCAGCGTTGCCAAGTCCGGGGCAAAAAACTTGGTCGCCACGTCAATCGATTTTCCGACGAGCATCGCGGCTGTTTCCCAGTCTCGTGCGCGCAGAGCTTCATACCCCTTCTTGAGCGTCCGCTCGACCTCTGGGGGGATATGGGCCGGAACGTCGATGTCCATGACTTTCGGCTCCGTATAAAGGAATTCCTCGCGCATGGTGTTTTCCTCCATGACGTGATTGCACACCGCAATGACACCTCGAAAGCAAACTCGGCAGATGCACAGAAGCTCAAAAAGCTCCAACAACTTCGGTCGCTCGGGCGTTCGATGAATGATCTCCAATGTGGCGTTCTTTGCCAAACAGCGAGGACAGTCAGCCGACAGCAAATTCATAGTTCGCATCCCCTTCAATTCGATCTCAAATCAGTTGAACACAATTTGCTTGGGGGCGCAAAGGTGCTCGGGGGCGCGAAGTGAAACGCCCTCGCACCGAGTTACTCGACATGCCGATCGTGCAGGCCGCTTTGCATGTCGCTGGCGTTGCCGCTGTCGTCGGCCTGATCGCTGTCGCTTTCGGGTGGCACCCATGAGCGCCGTCCTCGACTTCTGCGCATTCCGCAACGAGCGGTACGGCGCGCCAACAGCGACTGTCCGCGAACGTGTAGCACAGGCGCTGCGCAATACGGGAATGTCTGCTGCGGTGTATTCACAAGCGATCGATCGAGCGAAGCGACACGACAGCGAATCCAAAGGCGATCGCGAGCTTCAAGCGCGCGGAGTCATCGCTTGGGCGAAGGAACAACCAAAGGGCGCCGCCTGATTTCCGAGCGCCGCACTCTACAGGGCTTGGCGGCGCTTTCTTTCTTTGAGGAGTAGAAGATGAGCAGCGATATTCAGCCGTATCAGGAAGGCATTCAAAACAGCAAGCAGCGATTCGAGAAGATCGGCGGAAATCTGATCAACTACGATCGTGAAAGCATCTTTGCCATGCAAGCATTGATGAAGAACGACTTCGCACTCAGCACTGCAAATCGCAACAAGCAGTCTGTGCAGTTGGCGATGATCAACGTTGCTTCCACCGGGCTTACACTCAATCCTGCGAACGGCTACGCGTATCTTGTTCCTAGGGATGGCGCGATCGTTCTGGATATCAGCTACAAGGGCTTGATCAAGATCGCGACCGATTCTGGCTCAATTCTTTGGGCCAGGGCTGATGTTGTGCGAGAAGGTGACACGTTTGTCTACAACGGTCCCGCGGCTGCGCCAACCCATCAAACGGACCCCTTCAAGGCAGACGCTTCGGAACGCCCAATTGTCGGCGCTTATGCGATTGCCAAGACAAAAGAAGGCGACATTCTCACCGAGTGTATGGCTTGGGCCGAGATCGAGAAGATCCGCGAGAAATCTAGCGCGTACACGAAGAAGAAATCCGGGCCTTGGGTTGAATGGCCGGACCAAATGGCAAAGAAGGCCGTCATCAAACGCGCCTCAAAGACTTGGCCGTATACGACCGACAAGCTGGCGCAGGCCATCGACGTCGCCAACGAATCCGAAGGCGGCTATGACCTTGCGAGCGAAGAAGAGCGCGATGCAATGAACCAGTTGCAGCACGAAGCTGCGGTTGGTCGCAACTGGCGAACATTCGCTTTCATCAAAACGGCTCTCGCCACCGAATCACCAGATGGCTACGCCATCGCCGAGGCTTGGTATGAGCTGCCTCAACATGAACAGCAAGTGCTTTGGAGGGCGCCAACGAAGGGCGGTCTGTTCACCATCGACGAACGCAAATACCTCAAAACAGAATTGCCGAAGATGGCGACCAAGGAGGCTGCATGATCCCCTACTACATCGGCCGCGTTGGCAAAGACGCTGTGACGCGTCACACGAGTGGCGGAAAACCCGTAACCGGCTTCTCGGTCGCTTTCGATAGCGGCTATGGCGATAGCAAGCAAACCCTATGGTTCGACTGCAACGCCTGGGGCGAGCGTTACGAGAAGCTCGCGGAATACATCAAGAAGGGCGACAACATCGGTGTCGCTGGCGAGATCGGCGAGCGAGAGCACGAGGGCAAGACGTACAAGACGCTCCGAGTTTCCGACGTGAAGCTGCTCAGCAGCAAGCGCGACGCATCCGCCAATAACTCTCAACGCTCGACAGGCAATCCGAAACAAGCCGACGCGAGCAACGGCGAAGGCGCTGCTTTTGACGACGACGATATCCCCTTCGCTCGCATCAAGAAACGCGCGTACTGGTAACGACTACGGCAGCGAAAGACCTATTCGCATAGGTTCCGCGACAAGAGCGTAAGCGCTCGGCGCTGCCACCAAATCTCAACAATCGCCGGGCCAGTTCATCGGCTCGGCGGAAAGGAATACCGATGATCAGTTTGTCGATCGAAGTTGATGTCGAAGCCATTGTCGAAGGATTTCCCCACGACGAGGAAGCGGCATTGAAGCTGATTAAAGCGCTTGATGTGAAGTTTGCAGACTACGACTTCACGAAGTTGCTCGCCGACCACTTTGCCGCAGAGATTGCAAAGGAAGATTTGCATGACAACCCCCACCCTGCTTGACCGTGCGAGAGGCGCGCTACGCGATCTAGCCGATCTCTACGACACCGATGAAGGCTGCCGTTCGCTTCCTCAGTACATCGCTGCAAGGAAGGTCCTCGCCGACCTCGACCGCGCACGATCTTGGACGAAGGCGAAGCCAACAATGGAAGGTGCTTACTACATACGCGGCTACGTGATTTGGTCTGATGCCAACGAGCCGGCGCTCGTTCAAGTAGTGGAGTCGAAAGACGGCCTCATCTGCAATCTGCATCAGAGCAATACGAGCAGCGACTACGGGGCCTGGTTTGATGTGGCTGACCTGGATCCCGACTTCAAATGGTTCGGCCCTCTCCCCGCCCCACCCATCGCCACAGACAAATCGCAGGAGGCAGCCAATGGCTTGCGCATGGAGATGCGTTCGCCTGGGCTGTTCCCGCAGATGAAGACGTCGAGCGCGACAGGATGATAGCTGAGCTACGAAGGAACGCTGACTTTTCGTCCGCGATTGACATCGTCAGCAAATTCATCCAACAGAGGATGTTTCCCACACTCAACGGAAGTAGCATGAGAGACTCCAGCCAAACGCGGAGCTTGCTCGACATGCTTAAGATCAATGGGGTCGCGTTCTATGCTGCTTCGTCCGCGCTCATGCAGACCTGGGGTGTAGTTTCCATAGCACAGAAACAAGCTGACTCAAGAATTGATGATTCCACAGCTAAGAAAATTGCTAGTAGCGTTCGCCGATTTCATACCAACGTTATGGAAATGGGTGCCGAGATTACGGCGATGGCTGCCGTCGATCTTGTCAAGACGCTTGAGACATCAAATCCAGGAATGAAATTCTCCGACCTAGGAGAATCTTTGAATGTCATTGATGCGACCCTGACGCGCGAGTTGTCACTTGTCAGACTGTTCGTTATTGAGCGCGATAAGAGTAGGTATTTTGAACCTGAGGAACCACCTTTTGGTACCGATCTACAGAACAAGTTTCCGTCGTTGATCTACGACATGGAAGAAGCGTCAAACTGCCTCGCCCTTGGGCGAAGCACGGCAAGTGCATTTCATTCGCTGCGCTGTTTGGAAGCTGGCATTCGTGCCATTTCGCGCTGCCTCGGAATCCCCGATCCTACAACCGGACAGGCGCGGAACTGGCGGATTATGTTGGAGGGAGTTCAGAAGCAGATAAATAGCCGCTGGCCCAATTCTGGCGATCGTTTCTCTGGAGACGGACACTTCTTCGAATCCATCCATGCTGGTCTTGTCGCCATGCAGAACCCTTACCGCAACGCGACTATGCACCTGGATCAGAAGTACACGGAAGACGAAGCGAAACACATCTTTGAATTGGTTGGCGGCCTAATGAAGAAGATCGCAAGCCGAATGGATGAGGCTGGCAAGCCACTCGCCTGACCCGAACAAAGACGAGCAACCAACTGCCTGAAATGAGTCTACTTTCCTCGAAACCAATAGCCTAGAACGGTGCCGATGACTCCGAAAGCCCATCGCTCCGTGCCTACTTCGTACTTTGAAGAGAGCACCACCGTAAGAGCCGCTCCGACAACCACCAACGAAAGAATCACCCGCATCACTAAGTCAACGGTTAGAGAGGAATTCAGCGCACTTTGCAAATAACTTCTATGAAAGACGCTGTAGAAGAACAAAAGAATTAAACCAGAGGCCATCACAACCCAAGGTATGTACTCCATAGCTGCTCTCTCGAATTTAATTCTCTGGTTTGCATCCTCTCACGAAATTCTAAGGGATGGTAGCGAACCGCAACACAAGGCTGAATTTACATGCCCTGGCGGTCGTGGAACTGCGGACATGACCAAAGTCGCCGAAGAAGGCGGATGCAAGGTGATGAAGGTGGAGGCTCGAGCATGACAGATCAGAAAACCGAGAAGCCGGCTCTTTGGGTAACCGTTCGCGCGAATGGCCGAATTTCGTTTACCCAGAACGAACCCAGGCTGTCGTTTGGAGACCGTCCGGAGCCGCTGTATCGCCACCCAACTGACGCGCGAGTGCGGCAACTAATCGAAGCGGCTGAGGAGCTAAGCGCGTTCTATTCCCATATTTGGGACAGAAAAGACGGTTGCATCGTGCTGATGGAGCCGAGCGTCCCGAAGTTCGAGCAAGCGCACGCGAAGCTGAATGCGGCAATTTCTGCCGTAAAGGAGCGAGCATGACACTCTTCGCGGCACTCGCGTTCACCGCCGCCTTCCCCATTTTCGTTGTCGGAACCGTTGGCGCGGTTTGCTACTGGTCTGCGCGGGCGGTGGCTTGGGTTACGGGGGATATGTGACCGAAAAGAACTTCGACCTACGCGGGAAAGATTGGCTGACTGAGGCAGAGGCAGCGCACTATTGCGGTGTGTGCCTAACTCAGTTCGCGAAGGCCAGGTTGCCTGCACGCCGCTTCTTAGGAAAAAAACTATACTCCCGCGCTTTGCTAGATGAATCCATAGCAGCATCCCCAGAATGGCAACCCTCTACCAACGCGAAGGTCAGTGGTATCTCAACTGGCGTGAAAATGGGGAACGCTTTCGGCGATCTCTCGGAAAGATTGAGGCCAGTGCGGCTGAGAAAATCAAACGCGAGAAAGAGGCCCAGCTTACCCTTGGCATCCAACCAGTAGGACCATCCCCTACTCTTGCAGACTGGATTGATGAGTACTGCGAGGCAAGTACTAGCCCGAAACGCCGCCAGAGCGAGTTGAAGCACGCAAGGGCGGCGCTTGGCCGATATCACATTGCTTCCTTGCCTCCTCGTGAGATCGACAAGTTCCGACTCTCCAGGTTGAAGCAGGTTAAGCCAGAGACGGTCGGCAAGGAGATTCGCATTCTCAAGGCTGCGTTAAAGCGCGCCGTCAAGCTGGAAATTATCGAGAAGAGTCCAGCGCAGTACATAGAGGCACCGCGAGGCACTGCGGACAAGGCCGTCGAGTTCTATACCAAGGCGCAATTGGCGAAGATTTACAAGGCCGACAAGGCTACTGCGCAGATCTGGAGATTCATGGCAAACACCGGCATTCGGCGGGGCGAATTTGCCAAGGCGGTGCGCTCGGATGTTCGTGGCAGATCGATCCACATCGAATCGACCGACGAGAAACGCACTAAGTCCGGCCGCTGGCGAGAAGTGCCATTGAATGCTTCAGCCAAGATCGCTCTGAAGGGTTTGGGGCGCGAATCGCTTTCGCCCTACGCGGCGGACACCCTAACCCACAAATTCGCCCGCGTGGCCGCCCTGGCGAACGTGGGCGGCAATCTGCATATCCTAAGACACACATTCTGTTCGCACATGGTCATGGCCGGTGTACCATTGCGCGCAGTTCAAGTACTTGCGGGCCATTCGTCATCTGCTATTACCGAGCGCTACGCCCATCTTGCCCCACGGAAGAAGAAGGGCGCGGTAGACAAAATCAATCTGTAA